ATGGCGTTGAAGTATGTCCAGCCTGCCGTGCAGGTGCGGAGAGTGGCGAAATTGCTGGAATTGGTGACGATTCGGGTGAAAAACGGCGAAGTGCCAGAGACTTTGGAAAGTTCTCGCGAGATTGAGGAAACGGGACTTGAGATCTTTCCGCCGTCAGTGATCACTGTGTCTCGCGGTGACTGTTTTGCAACGGGCAAGACGGTCCGCGATGAACCCTCACACAGAAACGGTGATCCCATTGAGCGAACAACAACGCGAAGAGATCGCGACCATTTTGGCGCGGGCGATTCGGCGAACGCTGTACAAGGCGGCTACGAAAAGCAGCAACGACACACCTCAACTTCCGACGCATGCCGGAGGTAGCTGATGAGTCCTAGTGCAGCATTTGAAATCGCCGAGCTGGCCGACCTAACGATTGACCAACTGGTGGCGAAGTTCGAGGTCGTTCATCAAGAGAAATGTCGTTCCCGAAATCGCAACTTCATCGTCCGCCGCATCGCTTGGCGGATTCAAGCGAACGAAGAAGGCGGACTGAGCGAACGAGCATTGCTTCGAGCCGGACCAATCGCCGACGAATCGGTGATCCGAGTGACGCCGCCGAAACCGAAAGTCGGCGGCGACGTAGTGCGAACAAAGATGCCACCGAATTGGGATCCTCGGATTCCTCCGCCAGGGAGTTTCGTTGAGCGGCGATACAAGGGCAAGATTCGGCGTGTGCTGATTCTGACCGACGGCTTTGAATACGAGGACGAGCGTTTTGACTCTCTGTCGGCGGTCGCCAAATCCATCACAGGAAACCACTTGAGCGGCTTCCGATTTTTCAAGTTGGGAGAACACGCATGAGCAAGAAACAAGAAACGCAACAAGTGAAGACGATCCGATGTGCGATTTACACTCGCAAGTCGACTGAAGAGGGCTTGCAGCAAGAGTTCAATTCGCTGGACGCACAGCGTGAAGCGGGCGAAGCGTTCATCGCCAGTCAGAAAGCCGAGGGCTGGCGCTGCCTGCCGGAGATGTATGACGACGGAGGTTTCTCGGGCGGCAACCTCGAGCGGCCGGCGATGAAGCGACTGATGGAAGATATCGAGGCCGGCAAAGTCGACTGTGTGGTGGTTTACAAGGTCGACCGACTGAGTCGCTCGCTGATGGACTTTTCGCGGGTGATGGAAACGTTCGACAAATTTGGTGTTTCGTTTGTGTCCGTGACCCAGCAGTTCAATACGACGCACTCGATGGGCCGGCTGACGCTGAATATTCTACTGTCGTTCGCCCAATTCGAGCGTGAAATCATTGGCGAGCGGATTCGCGACAAGATCGCTGCGATGCGAGCCAAGGGGAAATGGTCTGGCGGGATGCCGGTGCTCGGATTCGACGTTGACCGCAGTGGGACGAGTCCGAAGCTGGTCGTGAATGCAACCGAAGCGAAACAGGTTCGTAAAATCTTTGAGATGTACTTGGAGTATCGTTCGCTGTTGCCGGTGGTGAAACGCCTCCAAGAATTCGGCTGGCCGAACAAGATTTGGCGAACTCGTACTGGGCGGACACGTGGTGGTCGAGTGTTCGACAAGCCGGCGGTTCACTCACTACTTACCAGTCCGCTCTATGTGGGCAAGATCGCCTACAAGGAGCATATCTACGAGGGTGAGCACGACGCAATCATCGACCAAGATACGTTCGACGCGGTCGGCAAGATGCTGAAGGCGCACCAAAAGGGAAGAGCACAGCGGCTGGTCAACAAGTACTCGGCACTGTTGAAGGGCATCCTTGTTTGTCCATACTGCGACTGCCGGATGGTTCATCGAACGACAAAGAGGAAGTCGAGCGTGTATCGGTATTACGCTTGCCAAACGACGGTGAAGAGTGGTGCCGATGCTTGTGAGATGGGTTCAGTGTCAGCTGCGATGATCGAAGCTGCGGTCGTTGATGAACTCCGAGTCATTGTTGATGACCAAGGCTTGCGCGACGCCGTGTACCAAGGGTCGAAGGGATTGCTTGATAAGGAGCAGGCTGAAGTTGAAACGCTCCTGGCTCAGTTAAAAGCTCAAATCAACCGGGACACCAAGGAGGTTCAACGAATACTGAAGCACGAAGTGTTCGAGAACCTGAACGATATCCGAGTCGAAGACCTGAAAGCACGGATTGCAACGGCGGAAGCCGACGTTGTTGTCGCGACGGAAAAATTGAAACAGGTCGCCGCCCGTCAACTCTCGCGGCTCGACATCGACATTGCGATGTCGGACTTTAAAGTGGTTTGGACTTCGCTGACGGCGAAAGAACGGGTTCACCTTGTCGAGCTGCTCATCGCGAGAGTTGTCTACGATCCTGACGCCGGTTCAATGGCGATCTCGTACCACCCGACGGCGATCACCGCGCTCGTCGAAGAGTGCGAGGAGGCGGTCGCATGATTACGGTTCGCAAGACGATCGCGGTGACGACATCGCGTCGTCACAAAATCGTCGACGAGAAGGAAGCTGTTCCGGGCACGCTGCCGCGAATCACGCGGCTGATGGCGTTGGCGATTCGGTTTGACGAGTTGCTCCGGTCCGGTCGGGCGACGGGACTGCAGCACATTGCGGAGATCGGTCATGTGTCGCAGCCTCGGGTTTCGCAGATCCTCAGCCTGACATTGCTTGCTCCCGATATTCAGGAAGAGCTGCTGTTCCTGCCTCGGATGAAGAAGGGCAAGCCGCAAATCTCGGAAAAACTTCTGCGACCGCTGACGATGGAAATGGACTGGGAAAAGCAACGTGTTTTGTGGGCTGAATTGCGGTCTGGCCCACCGTCAAAACCGGACCAGTCGTAACGGCTGCGAAGAATTTTCTGGTGACGATGGACCAGACGTGTCACAGGACATGTGTCTGATAAACAGGAGCACGGAGTTTGCTAGCAATCGCTAGTCGCCTCGCCATTCCCCAAGGATGTTCATCGCCAAAGCTGATTTTTCATGAGTCCCAAATGCCCGCTTTCCGACCACCGAGTTTCCTCAACCATGCCCTCGGATCCGTCGACCTCGATCTTCTTCGCGACTTTCTGTTGCCGTTCGCGGACTACTTCGCCGCGCGGAAATTCACGATCTCAGCCGACACCAGTTTCGACGAAGACCAATTCAAAAAGCTCGCACGTCTGCTGAGGACACCGACGCGGTCCGCTCCCAGTGAGCTGATCGAAGCTCAATTCCACATCGACGAAGTCGCCAACGATCGAGGAATGGAGTCCTTGATCTTGGCCTATTCCAAAGCCGGCATTCCGCTACCAACCGACCAAGAGCTGACGCCGGCCGACCTAGCGATGCGAACGTGGATGAGTTATCCCGAATTGCTGCGACGATCGAACTACGAGCGTATCGCGACCAGCCAGCGTTCGTTTCGCCACTACATGAATCGGCACGAGAAACCGATGCCGTTTCAGTTGCCGACCACGGTCGTCATCAATGCGATGGAAAAACGTTTGTCGACGTTTAACCGCGATCGGCACCGCGGTGGTGGGACAGCGTTGTGGATGCACGACGTGGGCGACGTTGTGGCATTCGTTGTCCGTCGTGGGGAGAACCTAAAACGCGGTGAATACATCGAGGGCGAAAAGAGTCGCTATCAAGTCCAACGACCGGCCGGCTACGACACCATCCTCGTTCAAAAGCAGCTTGGAGAATTGCACGTTCACGCTTCGTTGATCAGCGAGCACCGTGAATACTGCCGTTTGATCGGCGAGTACCTATTCGGTGACGAGGACTTCTTCCCCACGTCGGAGTTGTTTGATCTGTCACCGATTCATGAACTCGGTGAAGACATTGAATCGCCAGCTTTCATCGACGGAATTGAATCTGTTCAGCTCGATGAAGTCACTGAGATGTTCATGGGCAGTCAGAACCTGACCAAGACCTTTCGTGGGCGACGCATCTTCGTCCAACTACGTGAACACCAGCAGCAACTCACTCTCGGTACCCGGATCACGAAAGCAAAATTTCGATTCATGTTGCGGGACTACCCCGAAGTCACGGCGACGATTCACTCGGGAAACATTATCTCGTATTCGCGACAAGTCGGCGTCGAACTGATCGAAGCCTGGATGACTCACCACGGAATCAAGACCACCGGACTGCCTCGTGACCCTGCAACACCTACGACTTTGGCAAACGCTCTCTCGGATCCCAAGCCTGCGAGCACCACGGCGAGCGTGGCAGGTCGAGCTGGGTGAACATTGGGAACTGTGCCACCAGTTCCTTTCCGCGACGCCAGACCTGGCTGCATGGACGCTGGCCAGTGACGGTGTCACCGCTTGCGACGTCATCGAGCACGATGACGGAACCTTCGTCGGCATCAATCGTTTGCAGGGCGAAGTGTTCGATGTCGAACGAAATGAGTTGTCGATTTGTACGTTCAGCGTTGCAAAACTTGCCAAAACGTTGATGTCGTTGCTTGGTGGGCGTGCCGAGAGTCTGCCCGCTGTTCCGAATGGTTCAGTCCAGAAACTTGGTCGGCTACCACCTCGCTTTGCATCAACGATGGTTCACTTCTGCGCTCGTACAGATCAGACGTCGCTTATCGAAACGGCAATGAGTGTTGGTGCGAAGACGGTACTGCTTGTCCCGTCGCTTTCTGGGACTCGCATCGACCTTGACTCGATCGAGCGTACGTTCGAGGTCACGGTCATCGCCGCCGACGATCTGTTCTTCATCCAGGAGGGGACGATCGTTGTGAGTACTGCGGCATTGGACGAGCTTCGCTACCGACTCGGGCTGGGCGATGATTCTCCACCAAACTCTTTCCGCATGACCGGCGATCACTGGGAGATCTGTTTCGAGAAGAATCGGTTCGTACTCGCCGACGCGATTGGCATGTGGTATCTCGCAGAGTTCTTGTCACGTCCTGGCAGAACACTGAATCCCGTCGAACTCGAAAACGCTCGCACCGGGATCGTGGCTCGGTCTTCCACCAGCGGCACGGGCGAGGCATTCGACGAACACGCTCGTCGTGAGTACAAGCGGACCCTGGCCGACATCAGTGCAAGAATCGCGGAAGCCGAACGCAACAACGATTCAGGTACGCTCGAAACGCTGCAGACCGAACAGTACGAGATTCTCTCGCAACTTCAAAAGGACACAGGCAGGAACGGCAAAGCCCGTGTCCTCACTGACGAATCCAAGTCACGCAAAAATGTCCGACAAGCCGTCAACCGCGACATCAAACGCATCGCCGAGCATCATGCGGAGCTCGCTGAGCACTTAAAGCTCGCATTCAAAGGCAATGCAATGTGCTATCGGCCAGATGCTGATCCAAACTGGGAATTGTAAAATTTCTCCTCGACTCACGCCATGTGCCAAAGACTCACGCCATGAGTCGCCGTGACTCCAGCTGAGAGATTCGCCTTCGTGCTGATCCCGCTGGCCCGTGTTTCCCTGTGAACGATCGTCCGTTCGCAGCACGGTATTTGCCGGCCGGAGTCGTCGAACGAACCTCCAGCCGGAGGATATTCGTTTGAAAACTCAGGAAGTCTCAAAAGTCAGCGACATCGACTGGAAGTACATCCAGGCCAACATCCGCTGTCAAGCGTGGCGTGGCTACAAGGCCGGTGCGTACGCACGACAAGAACTCCGCGACATCGAACAATCGTTGTGGACGATGGTCGAGCGGTATCTCGAAGATTTCACGCCCGAGCGTGCGACGTTCAAAACGTACATCGACATGATCGTCTCGCGGGCACTCGCCAAGATTCTCGAGGCTCGCAAAACCGCGTTTCGCACTCCGCCCGGCGGCCCTGTCGTTTCACTCACAACGATGGTCGACGATCCCGACGGTGGCCCGCCGGTGGAATTGGCCTCGGCACTTTCGCTCGAAGATCGAGACCGCGCAATCGGCAGAGAGACTCGCAGTGAAGAAGCAGTATTCGAGGAAGTCGAAGCGTTCCGCGTTGTCTTCGCTGAACTGCCCGAACATCAGCAAGAACTCTGCAAGCAAGTCATGGAGCATGGGCGCATTGCGACGCAGAAGCAGTCTGGCATGACCCGTCGCGCCTTCCACTCAATGTTGCAAGACATACAGCAGCGGTTCATCGACGCCGGCATCACACCACCTCGCGACAAACGCTGGAAATAGCGGCGTTCTGAAAGTCGCTCTTCATTTTCTGGTCATACCCCCGTCCCGTTCGCCTAAGTAACCCAGGAGGGGACATGTCATTCAAACACCAATCAACACCACCAAACGAGAACTCATGAAACAACTCGATATCGAACGCCGCGTCGCACTCTCGCTCGCCGTCGGCCGTTACTTGCGATCCGCCGAACGCTTCAACGAAGCCTCACGCGAATTCACCGGATCCTGCAAATCGCTCCGCAATCAACTCGGCGCCGAACAGCGTTTCGTCGTGCAGAGCGACTTCAAGCATTTTCTGGTGACCAGTGATCGTCACGGAAATTTCGATGTCGAACAAATCCAAACCCTTTAGCCAACCATCTCACCTATCCATCAAGGAGTTACCAATCCAGTGACCAACCTACTTGAAACCATCCAATTCGGCCGACAATCGAAGCCGCCTCGTGTCTTGCTCTACGGAGTCGAAGGCATCGGCAAGTCGACCTTCGGCAGCGAGGCTCCCAAACCGATCTTCATTCAAACCGAAGACGGGCTCGACGAAATCGAATGCGATCGCTTTCCGCTGGCGACGAAGTTCGATGATGTCGTCGCAGCCTTGAAAACGCTCGTCAATGAGAAGCACGATTACGAATCCGTCGTGATTGACTCACTCGATTGGCTGGAGCGTCTCGTCTGGGACAAACTCTGTCAGCAGTACGCCGTTGAGTCGATCGAAAAGGTCGACGGCGGGTACGCTCGCGGTTATATGCACGCCCTCTCCCTGTGGCGTGAAGTGCTCGATCTTCTCAATGTGCTGCGTTCTCGCGGCATGGTGATTGTTCTGATCGCCCATTCCAAGGTCGAACGGTTCGAGGATCCAGAATCCTCGCCCTACGACCGCTATTCGCCGCGACTGCACAAGCACGCCGCGGCCCTCGTGAAGGAATGGTGCGACGCCGTGTTGTTCGCGACTCGCAAGATGCGAACGCAAAGCGAAGACGGAGGTTTCAACCGCAAACGCACCATCGCTCATGCGATCGGCAAAGACGGTGGCGAACGCGTCGTGCGTGCTTACGGATCTCCCAGTTGCGTTGCCAAGAACCGCTACGGCATCGCTGAAGAATTGCCGCTCTCGTGGTCGGCGTTCGTGAATGCACTGACCAACAACTCACCCACTCCTCAAACCCAAGGTAACTAACCATGGCCAACCTCAACGGCTTTGATGCCAACACTGTCGAACCAGCCGACGACCTCGAACCGATCCCTTCCGGCAAGTACGTCGCCGTCATCACAGACAGCGAAATGAAACCCACGAAATCTGGCACGGGCAACTACCTGCAGTTGACGTTTCAGATCGTGGAGGGCGAGTACGCAAACCGTCTTCTCTGGGTGCGTCTCAACCTCGACAACCCCAACGCGACCGCGGTGGAAATCGCCCGGCGGGAGTTGTCTGCGATCTGCCGGTCGGTTGGCGTCTTGGTGCCAACCGACTCGGCGGACTTACACAACTTGCCTTGCGTGATTCACGTGCGAGTCAAACGCCGCAACGACACCGGCGAGTTGCAAAACGAAGTGAAGGGCTACTCGAAGAAGGACGCCGTCGCTCAGCCGATCGCCGCGTCGCATGTCAGCGGCACGGACGCCCCTTGGAAACGTTGATCTCGGTCACCGTTTCCAAGCCCGACAGCCGGCCGGCCTCCTAATTCCGGTCGGCTGTTTTTTTGTCTGCCGACACCGATTCAAGTGATACATCATGCTGCGACTGCAACTTCCGTTTCCTCCCTCAGTCAATCGCTACTGGCGACACGTCGGCACCCGCGTGCTCGTCAGTAAAGAAGGTCGCGAGTACCGCCGGACGGTTCGCGGTCTGATGAAGCTTCAAGAGGTGAAGAAGCACGATGGCGACCTGATCGTTGACATTCGCTTGATACCTGTGGACCGGCGTCGCCGCGACGTGGACAACTCGCTCAAGGCATTGCTTGATGCGATGCAAGCTGGCGGAGCGTATGACGACGACAGCCAGATCGTTCGATTGACGGTCGAGAAGTTCGAGCCAGAAGCGAACTGCCCACGAACGGAGGTCATCGTCCGTCGCGTGCCCGCAAAACTGGGCGAGCCTGGTTACCGATTCTGTCTTCGCTGCGATGACGAGTTCTATTCGCTCGGCCCAGGAAATCGTCTCTGCGAGGAATGCACGCGTTGGCGTAGCCGACTCACCGGTTTCGTTCCGATTGCACGCGGTCGCAAGTATCGTAACGGAGCGCGGATAGCATGAAGTTGCGTTCCTACCAGCAAGCCGCAGTTGATGCGGTCTACGATCACCTTCGCAACCGCGACGACAATCCCGTCGCGGTGTTACCAACGGGTGCCGGCAAGAGTCTCGTGCTCGCAAAGATCGCGTCCGACGCCGTGACGCAATGGAATGGGCGTGTATTGATCTTGGCTCACGTCAAAGAGCTGCTCGAACAGAACGCTGACAAGGTTCGGCGACTGTGTCCCGATGTCAAGGTCGGGCTTTATTCGGCCGGCCTTAAGAAGCGAGACACAAACACACCAGTTCTCGTTGCAGGCATTCAAAGCATCTACAAGCGAGCGTGTGACCTCGATCCGTTTGATCTGATAGTCGTCGACGAAGCCCATCTGATTTCAAAGAAGGGCGACGGCATGTATCGGCAATTCCTGGCCGACTGCAAGATTATCAATCCGCACGTTCGTGTGATCGGCCTGACCGCCACTCCGTTCCGCCTCGATTCCGGCATGATCTGTTCGCCGGACCATTTCCTGAATGAAGTCTGCTACGAGATCGGAATCAAGGAACTAATCCGTGACGGATACTTGAGTCCGCTCATTTCCAAAGCCGGCGTGCATCGAGCGGATTTTGGAGGTCTGCACATCCGGGCCGGCGAGTTTGTCAGCGAAGAAGTCGAATCGCTGGTCAACGACGACGCCCTCGTGTCGGCCGCGTGTGCCGAAATCGTCGAACTGACGGCTGATCGCCGGGCGGTCCTTATCTTCGCGTCGTCCGTCGCACACGGGCGGCGTGTGGTCGAGGTGTTGAAAGGAAATCACGGTATCGAGTGTGGTTTCGTAACCGGCGAAACACCGGCTGGCGAACGAGACGAATTGTTGGCCCGCTTTCGCGGCGATGCTCCAGCATCGTTAATCGAAACCGAACCGCTACGATTTCTTTGCAATGTGAATGTGCTCACCACCGGCTTCGATGCCCCCCGTGTCGACTGTGTCGTGATGCTGCGTCCAACGATGTCGCCCGGACTGCTCTACCAATGCGTCGGCCGCGGTTTCCGCTTGCACCCGGATAAACAAGATTGCCTCGTCCTCGACTTTGGCGGCAACATCGAACGTCATGGACCGATCGACCAGATCAAACCGAAGGACAAAGCCAAACGTCCGGACCAAGGTCCACCGGCGAAAGAGTGTGAAAAGTGTCACGCCTTGGTCGCATGCGGCTATGCCAACTGTCCCGAGTGCGGTCATCCGTTTCCGCCTCCGCAGCGTGAAGCCCACGACGCCGAGGCAAGCGAGGCCGGCGTGTTGTCTGGTGAAGTGACCGACACCGACTACGACGTCCAAGACATCATCTATCGCATCCATCGCAAACGCGACGCCGACGAAGATGCACCACGATGCCTGCGCGTCGACTACATGATCGGCCTCGAACGTTGGCAGAGCGAATTCATCTGCATCGAACACTCTGGCTACGCACGTCGCAAAGCCGAAGCGTGGTGGCGTGACCGTTGCCTCGATCCTTGTCCTACGAACGCCGAAGAAGCGATTGATATTGCCGAATCAGGTTTGCTCGCGGCGACCGAAACACTAACAGTACGCTCAATCGCCGGCCAGAAATACGATCGCATCATCAAACAGACGCTCTGCGAGATTCCAAACGTTGCGTTGGAGGAGGCACCCTTTTGATGGCCGATGTGCGCGAGCAAGTCACGATCTATCGACAGCGTGGTTGGTACAGCGTGCCGCTGCGCCCGCGATCGAAATCACCGGCACGTCGTGATTGGACGAATCTTCGATTGAACCCCGAGGTCTTTCCCGAACAAGGCAATATCGGAATCATCCTTGGCGAGCCATCTGGTTGGCTCGTCGACGTTGATCTCGATTGTCCCGAAGCGATCGAATTGGCTGATAGTTATCTGCCCCCAACGCAAGCAATCACCGGCCGACCGACAGCCCAGCGATCGCATCGTTGGTACATCGCAATCGGCGCGACCACTGAAAAACATACCGATCCGAGTGATGGCTCGATGATCGTCGAATTGCGTTCAACCGGAACGCAAACCGTCGTCGGGCCAAGTATCCATCCCGACGGTGAAGTTTACGAAAGACTCGATGGCGAGCCAGCGTCCGTTCCCTCGTTGATGTTGGCCGCATGCGTCAAAGCACTTGCGGAGGCCGTCATCCATCGGCGTGGAACTGCGAAGCCACCGCAACGAACCGCCACATTGCCGCCGCAGTCGGTGCGTATGGGCAACGACGTGGAATCGCGGGCGATTGGTTATGTCAACGCAATGCCGCCAGCGATCGCCGGCAGTGGCGGTCACTCGCAAACGTATGCCGCCGCGACGGCGCTCATTCACGGTTTTGGCCTCGACCCGGCGGAATCGCTCGCCATTCTGACCAACTATTACAACCCTCGCTGCAATCCGCCTTGGTCCGACAAGGAACTGCAACACAAAGTCAACCAAGCGGCAACGAAACCGCACGATCGCCCATTCGGCTGGCTTCGTGATGATGGGGCGATCGAGACCGCCGCCAACGATGTAGACCTAAGCCAGTTCATGGTCGGCAAGCGATCGCCGGAGGTTGCCAGCTCACCTCCGCCGGTCGAAACAACTCCAGATCCTGGACAGCTACCCGAGCGACTATTCGATGTGCCGGGCTTTGTTCGCCGTGTCATGGATTTCACGCTCGCGAATGCTCCCTATCCGAATATCGGCCTGGCGTTTTGCGGCGCGATGGCACTGCAATCGTTTCTCGCTGGACGAAAGGTCTGCACGTCGGGTGACCTGCGAACGAATCTGTATCTACTCGCTCTCGCCAGCAGCGGAACGGGCAAGGAGTTTCCTCGCAAAGTCAATTCGCAGATTCTGTTTCAAATCGGCATGTCCGCATCAATCGGAGACAAATTCGCTTCCGGCGAAGGCATTCAAGATGCTCTCGTCCGCACCGGCCGGATGCTATTTCAGAACGACGAGATGGACGGAGTGCTACGCCAGATCAATCTCGATCGTGAAAACAGCCGCGAGTCCATCCCGAATATCCTGCTCACGCTCTACACGTCGGCCGGCGACGTCTATCCGATCCGCGTGAAGGCGAATCAGAAAGAAGCGATCCACGTCGACCAGCCGCACTTGACGCTCTTCGGCACCGCGACGCCCCAGTACTTCTACGAATCGCTCTCGAAGCGAATGCTAACGAACGGCTTTTTCGCACGCCTCAACATCATCGACGTCGGCAAACGTGGCTCAGGCCAATCGCCAGGTTCCGCTCGTGATCTGCCCGAGGAGATTCTCGAAACAGCAAAGTGGTGGGCGGACTTTGAGCCTGGCAGTGGCAACTTCCTGAACTTCCACCCCAGGCCGCTCGTGGTGCAAGCCACCCCGGACGCTGCCGAAGCGATCGACAGCCTGCGGTTGATGACAGAGAACGAATACAACGCAGCGGAAGAGGCACTCGATGAAGTCGCTCGTACGGCATGGAGTCGTACGTGCGAACACGCTAAGAAGCTGGCGTTGATCTATGCGTGCAGCGAAAACCACATCGAACCGCTAATCGGCTTGCCAGCGGTGGAGTGGGCGACCGAGTTCGCAATGCACCAGACCCGCCGACAATTGTATCTCGCGTCCGTGCACGTCGCCGAGAATCCGTTTCATGCTGAGTGCTTGAAGCTGCTCAAACGACTCGGCGAGCAACCCGAACAGCGAATGCAACGACAACACATTCTCAAGTACATGAAGTGCAAGGCCGCTGACTTGGACCAGATCATTTTGACGCTCGTGCAACAAGGCGAGATCGAACCCATCACCATGCCGACCGCCACCAAGACCGCGAGCGGCTTCCAGCGTGTCGTTGCGGAATGAAACCTTCACCTACGCTTCCCAATCCTTCCCCAAATAGAGAAGGATTCGACCCGAAAGCAGTGAATCGTTCCCAAACCTTCCCCAGCGTTGGGGAAGGATTAGAGAAGGATTCCAAAGGACGTTTGACTAACAAATATAGGAACAATCTCTCTCTTTCTATGAATACTTCCCCTGTTCCCCCGCTCATGCCCGCGATGACCAAATCTCAGACCGCCAGCCCTCGCACGGGGCTGGGGAAGGATTCGAGGGAAGGATTGCCCCAACGGACCGACCGCAAAACGATTAGGTACTCCCGGCGGATCGTATCTCTGGTCAGGGCCACGGGAACAGCAGCCTTATTAGGCACAGTTTGTTTCGCTTGTCCGAATGAAAATTGATTAAACGTCATTCAATGTTGAACAGGGCGATGATCTCAGGTTTTCCTTCATCGGCTGCGATGTCGATCATGGACTGTCCCTCATCGTTGCGATGGTTGGGATCGGCCCCCGATTTGAGAAGCAATCTGACGAGACGGCTGTTCTCACCGAGGATCGCCTCGCGTAGAGCATTGTTTCCCACGTCGTCGGTGGCATTTGCGTCCGCTCCAGCGTCGATCAGAAGCCAAGCGATTTCAAAGCGACCGTCATAAGCAGCTTGAAAGAGAGGCGTTTTCTTCAGCGCGACCGATCGAATATTGGGGTCCGCTCCACCCTTCAAAAGTACGTCCACCGTCGGAACTGCGTTGTTGCGGACCGCATACGTCAACAGCGAATCTTCTGCAGCATCACCGTTTCGCGAATTCGGATCGACTCCGGCTTTGAGTCGCCCTTTGATGAAGGAAGGACTGAGAATCGCAGCCCGGCTAAAAACGGGAGAATCTTCGTTCAACGCCAATGCAGCATCTGACAGTGATGGTTCGCCGCATCCAACCACAACAAGCAAACCAGCGATCGCAAAGAATGGGAGTTTCATTGATTGTGTTTCAGGGAACTAATGCAAGAGGAAAACAGGGGGCAAAAACATTCTGGCATAGTGTATCCGATTGCGATGTCTGGCTCGCGCTGTTGCGATCGAAGTAACCAACGAACCAGCACATTTGAGAAGCTTGATTCACCCCACCCAAACATCTAACCAACCACCCAACGACCGACCCTTTTCCGCTTCTTCCCCTTTGGAAAAGGACTCTGCCATGCAGGTCGAAATGTGGACGCTTGATCGGATCAAGCCTTACGAAAACAACCCCCGTATCAATGACGACGCCGTTGATGCCGTCATCCTCTCGATCAATGAATTCGGGTTTCGCCAGCCGATCGTAGTCGATACCGACGGTGTCATCATTGTTGGACACACGCGGTACAAAGCTGCGAAGAAGCTCTGGCTGACCGAAGTCCCCGTGCACGTCGCGACGGACCTCGAGCCCGAAGCGGTGAAAGCGTATCGGATCGCCGACAATCGAACAGGCGAAAATGCCGAATGGGATTGGGACTTGCTGCCCATCGAAATCGGCGAACTGCAGAACTCGGGTTTCGATTGTGAGTTGCTCGGGTTCAATGACGACGAACTCGCCAAGCTGCTCGATCCCGGCGTGACACAAGGTCTAACCGATCCCGAGGACGTGCCGGAGTCGCCGGACGAAGCGGTGACTCAGCCCGGCGACGTTTGGATCCTCGGCGACCACCGATTGCTGTGCGGTGATTCGTCGAAAGCCGAAGACGTCGATCGCTTGCTAGCCGGCGCGAAGATTCACCTGGTGAATACCGATCCGCCGTACAACGTCAACGTCGAACCGCGAAGCAAGAACGCGATCGCTGCCGGCAACAGTTCGTTCCCGGCCGGCGAAGGCAAGACGAAAGCCGGCGACAAAAAGATGCGAGCCAAGGATCGCGTCCTTGCAAACGATAAAGTCAGCGACGACGAGTTTGCATCACTGCTCGCCGCCTGGTTCGGCCACATCGGCCGCGTGTTGCAACCGGGTCGCTGCTTCTACATCTGGGGCGGCTTCTCCAACATCGGCTGCTATCCGCCGGCACTAGCGGCCAGCGGGCTGTATCTTTCGCAGACCATCATTTGGGACAAGATGCACCCGGTCATCAATCGGAAAGATTTCATGTCCGGCCACGAGTGGGCGTTCTACGGTTGGCGTGAGGGTGCCGGCCACAAGTTCTTCGGGCCGAACAACGCCACCGACCTTTGGCACGTCAAGAAGATACCGCCACAACAGTTGGAACATCTCACCGGCAAGCCGGCGGAACTCGCCGTGACAGCGATGCAGTACTCAAGCCGCAAGGGCGAGAATGTGCTGGACTTGTTCGGCGGCAGCGGATCGACATTGATCGCGGCCGAGCAAACAGGACGCAAGGCGTTCTTGATGGAGCTCGATCCGCCGTACTGCGACGTGATCGTTGATCGCTACCAACGCTTTACCGGGAAGCCGGCGGTACTGGAACGCACCGGCGAATCACCGATCGCGATGAAACCGCGAGAGGAGAAGATGCGGTAGCCAGCCAATGCGACACTATCACGGTACCCCCTTGGGCGGAACTCGCGACTCGGTTGCACGCTTTATCGCTACGGGCAACCGGCATTTCTTGGTGCCTTTTGGCCGCGAGGAGGACTTGCCAATCGTCGCTGAGGCCAGCACTGGTTTTTGTCTTGACAATGGTGCTTTTTCAGCGTGGAAAACCGGAAAACCAATCGCTGACTGGTCGCCCTACTACGCATGGGTAGAAGCGTGGTGTCGCAATCCGCGTTTCGACTTCGCGTTCATACCGGATGTCATCGACGGTACTGAAGAGGAGAACGATCGGCTCATTGAAGAATTCGGTTGTTCAGCAGTGGGGCGTTTTGGAGTTCCCGTTTGGCACCTGAATGAATCGCTCCGGCGACTTGAAAGGCTTGTCGACGATTGGACCGTCATCGCTCTAGGAAGCAGCGGAGAATACGCCAAGCCGAAAACCGAACGTTGGAACCGCCGCATGTCTGACGCGATGGGTGTTCTGTGCGATGAGCATGGAAGGCCAAAAGCAAGGCTGCACGGACTACGCATGTTGGATCCAGCAATCGTAGCTCGCTATCCATTTCATTCTGCCGACAGCACCAACGTTGCTCAAAACAGCCAACTGCTTGCTCGCTTCGGCATGTACAAGCCGCCAACGCAGGCGCAACGGCGCGAGGTTATCGCATCGAGAATTGAAGCCACTCGCTCGCCGAGCGTCTGGACACCCGTTACTGAAACTCAAACTTTTCTTGAACTGGAAGCTGAATGAATACACACGAAACGACGATCCACGGACGCTGTCCCATCAACGGCGTCTGGGATTACTACACGCTACGAGTCACCACCGATCGCTTCGTCCGGGTAGAGGATATCGAGGAGATGGCTGATTTCGTTCGCGGGAAAGCGATGTGCCAAGAGGATATCGCAAAGGAGTTGCGAACGACCCTGCCGGCTCATTGCACCGTCGAGGTGATCGGCCGGCACGGACAGAACTGCGAAACGGTCGTGCGACTGGAGGCTCACGCCGACCCCGCGTTCTCGGCATCCTCATAGTCAACCGGTGACGTGCGACAAATATTCACAGAAATGAGGAAAGGAGAATCTTTGTGTCTAGAGTTCCTTGTAGGACCAAGCTCCGTCGTCAAAGACATAGACGAACCGAGCACCGCAGTTCCTTGCAAAGTCCAGCAGCGAATCGTGTGTTGGCAGAATCGCTGGCGGGTCACCGTCGGCAAAGCGCTCTGCCTCGCCCATCTCGGCGTCCAAGCAGCGGATATCGCCGCCGTCGATCAAGGTTTCCGCTTCTTCGGTCGTTTGGTAGTTGGCCATCAAAAGTGCTCCGGTGTGTTCGGGGTAGCCATCGAAGTGAAGGTAGACCGCTGCGTACGTTCGGTCGGGGCTGCGGACGGCGATCGTCGCACGTGTGGACATGGTGGTTGCTCCTTAGTTCGTGGTGTCGGCCGGCAGTCGCTCGACGACGTCCGGGGGAATGGAAAGCATCAGCGACCGGCCGTTGTCCCAATCCACATCGACTTGCGTCCAATCGCTTAGCGGATAGACGCCGGCCACCGTTCCGGTCGTGCCGGCGGGAATCGGATCGGGGTCGTCGGTCATCGAAAGCAGCCGCACGCGGTCGCCCGCCTTGAGGTTGGTTTTCATCGTTTTGATTCCTAGTTGCGAGCGTTGTTGGTTTCGTCGACCAGCGCGGCGACTTCCGAAAGCTGAGCGTTGACCAAGTTCAGTGCTCGTACGTGCGTCCATCGCAATGCCTTGTTGTCCGGCCGAATCATTCGGTCCAACTGCAACTCGATGTGCTGCAAGAGGTCGCGTGAAATTTGGTGAGCGTTGTCGTAAGCCGCTGCCGGTTCGACCGGCCGCGCGGCGAGCGTTTCAATCTTTGCCATTTCGTTTCTCCGTTCGTGTTTGAAAAACCGTTCGTACAACCACACATGAGCCATGACTTTCCAAACACATCAAGCGAAGTCTGCGAAACACGCCTCAGAATTCGCATACTTTTTCGGTGCGCCCAACGAGCCGCGACGTGGCCTCGTGTCGCGTCGTTTGGAAGGTCGGCGTTGTGTTTCCCGTCACGATAAAACGCCCGCACGTTGCAAACGTCGGGCGTTGTCGGCGAAGCTTCGCCGAGAGGGATCATCCGGCCGGCTACAAGCCGATCGGTACCAGAACGTGCGAGTCCGGACCCGTCACCGGGAACGATTCGCCGGCGTCGGTTCTGGCGTACAGGGCGTCGCCGCGTCGTATGACGTCACGCACCGGCCCGGCGTCAATCATCTCGTTGCGGATCGACCGCAGTTCGTATCTCACGTCTGGCTCCGGCGTCGCGGTTTCACCGTGTTCCAAGTCCTCGACAGTTCGCAGGTCGTAAAAATGCTTCATGGCTCAATCCCCTTACGCTCGCGCGGAAAAGCGACCACGCTCAACTTTGATGAAACGGCTATCTTCGCCCTTGGCAAGCTCGCGAAGGATCGCCGAGTACAAAGTTGCGTGCGGCGTCTTGCCTCCGGGGCTGGTCCAATAGCCGGCGTCCGTCATTGCCGCGATCATTTCCTGGGCGTTCATCGTTTCCTCGGTCTCGCCCAAAACTTTCAGCGCCGCCTCGATACACGACAGCTTCTTATCGTCGGTCGTTGCCGCCACACTCGCCGCGTCACCGCCGCTGGTCTTCTTCGCGACTCGTTTGCGGGCTCGCGTTTCTCCGGCCGCACTGGCCGACGTCGTCGCCCGTGCTTTTCCTTGCAACCGCTGGGCGGTTTTGATCCGCACCTTCTTGTTGGTCGTAAGGTTCGTTGCGTTCCAGCCGCCAGCCGTGTTGGTCGAGTCGATTCGTACAACGACCTTCTTGTTCGTCACGTTGGCGTAGTACTCGCCGCCTACTTTTACGTCTGCCTTCTTCATCGTTCGTTCTCCGAAAGGGAAAGGTTCGTGGTTGGCTGCCATCGTCAGGCGACGGGTACCACCCGCCGCTACGCCAAGCCTCCGTGCCAGCGTTTCGGCTTCGGTTTACAGGACCGCGCCCAAAACGCTCTCGTCGAGCTTTTCCAGCAGCTCGCAAAAGATGTAGTGCTCTTCGAGCAGCGGGCCGGCCGGTCCGCCATGGTCGAGGTCCGCGATCTCGAGGGCGTTTACCAAGGGCCGAAGGTTTTCGGCGATGCGGTAGTAGCTTTCGCGAATCTCCTGGGCGGTATGCGCGTCCATGTTTCGGAAGAGTGGGGCAAGGGCTTCGGCGCGGGCCTTTTGGGTTTCGTTCATGGCCATGTTTTGTTCTCCGGTGGAAAAGCTGGTTACGTTTTGCCGATGGGCGTTAAGACACATGAGCCATGGTTTTCAAAACACATCAAGCGAATCTCGGCGAGTTCTGGAAATGTTTTCAAACGTTCTTCCAGAACTCGCATAACTCCCGAACGTGTGGCGAATTCACGCTCGGAAGTTTTTCCCGAAATGTTCCTTCAGTTCGCGGAGCTGTTCGCAAAGATGCTGCAAGGAACCAACGTGCTCCCAATTCAGCGGTGCGGTTTCGCTACCTGGTGCCGGCAAGTCTTCGACCGATTCGTGCAGGTCTTCCAGCAACGTGAGGGCTTGAATGTGAGCGGCGGTGTAGGCGTGTTCGAGTTTGGCGTTGGCCATGGTTGTGTCTCTCGGTTTGAAAAAGGAAAGGAAGCGGGCTTCGAGCGAAGCCCGCGTTGGAAAGGCCCTGCTGACAAAGACCCGCGGCTAGCAATCGCGGCAGGTTTCCCAGGCACGCTTGCTGCCGTAGCAGATCTGCCCGCCTTCGACGATGTAGACGATCGCGTCTTCCGCTACGTCTTGGTCGTCGAAGTACTCGGTGGGGTCTTCTTCGCTGGCTTCGTTCATTTCCGAGCCGCTGGTGATGCCGGCGATTCGGTTTTCAAAGGGCCAGTTCTCTTGCGTCATCAAACGCACTTCGGCGTCCGGCCCGTACTGTTCGCGGTACTCGCTCAGCAGTTCGATCAGGGCGTCAATCGTCATCGTTTGGTCTCCGTAGGTAGGAAGGAAAATTCGTCTTGCGATGACACACATGAGCCATGGTTTTCGAGACACAGCAAGCGCATTCGCACTGCAATTTGCAGTCTTTTTGCATGTTTCTCGATCTCGCCGACGTGCCCCACAAAGGCCTCGTGTCGGCGTCCTCGAAACACTCGGCCCCTTAGGGTTACTTATGCGAACGACGCGACATGTGCGCCAGAAAACGCCAACGTTTTGAAGCAAACGGTTCGGAAGGAAACCAACGCGCAAAAGAAAAGCCGCGGTGAAGGCCGCGGCGTTGAAGGAAAGAAGTTGGCCGGCCCTTTAGACCGCTTGGTCGTACTTGCGAGCCATTTGCAAAAGCTTCTTCTTGACCGGCTTCCAGTCGCAGGTTTGTTCGCCGGCCGAAAGCTCGCCGTATCGTTTGGTGCGAAGTGCTCCTTTGCGCCAACCGATAGTCCAGCCAAGTCGGTAGTAAAGCCGGTTCAGTTCAGTTTCGCCTTCGCCCGCGCCGTTGCGATCCCAGCAGCTCTTGGTGCCAGGTCGCTTGGTGTAGTCCCAGCCGCTGCAGCGTCGCGTAGTCAAAGCCAACTCGGCCAAGCCCAGTACCATTTGGATGTAGCCGAGCAGTTTGGTTTTGTTAAGCGTGCCAGCGAAGGCTCGAATCTCGATTCGGTTTCGGCCCCGAGCGAGGTGCGTCAAGTTCAAAAGGTGGTAGCGGTCGGCTTCGCAGTTTCGCTTGGCTGCGTCCCTGTTGCCGTAGCTCTTGATTTGCTTCGCCCAAGTATTTCGCTCGCGTCGTTTGGTTCCCGTCGAGGCGTAGATGGCTCGCTCGTGGTTTCCGATCAGGCTTATCAGCCGAGCCAGGGCAGCCGCGTCGCCGTTCCAGGTGATCGTAATGTGAAGGCCGCAGCTTTCGTTGACCCGAGCCCCGCGTGCTTTGATCGCGTCGACCGCTCGCTCTACGTTTTGAAGTCCTTCGTAGCCGCGAACGATAGGCGATACGAACTCGGCGTTCTTGCGTCCGACCGGCGTGCGAATGCTGCTATCGCGTTCTGCTTTCCAGCCTTCGGGCAGCCAAGTTACAGGCAAGCCGTTGTGATATCCGCCGATCGGCGTGGCGTCGTTTCCGGGCAGGTGAGTTTCGATTTCGATACCGAAGGCGATGTCGTTGGCGTGCATGGTTGTGTCTCCGAAAGGTGGCTAGGTAGTTGTGTTTCGCGTGGCGTTTTGCCGGCCGCGTGTGACACATGAGCCATGGGTTTCGGAACACATCAAGCGAAGTCTGGCCAACGTTTTGAATGATTTCGCATGTTTTTTAGCACGCCAACACGCGGCCAGTTTTGGCCCAACGTGCCGTCCAAAAACATGCGGCTAACCATGCCAAACATGCAAACATTCGCCACAGTCGCCAACGTGTGCGGCGTGTCGCGAAGCCCTCCAATCAAGAGCAGTCATGGAAGACAAACGCAAAGCAGTGACGATTAACTCGCTGCCGATCAAAGACGCCGCGACCGCGATCAGTAACGCCTACCAAACGCGAATCACGCCCGAGCAAATCGAGGCCGACGTTGCGGCCGGCGCACCAACCAACGCCGACGGAACGCTCAACGTGGTCGCCTACGTCGCGTGGCTACTCCAGGAGACTCGACGTGCAACTTGACCCAGCGAAACTTCGACCGAGCGAATGTCGCCGGCTACTCAACAGCACGCCACTCGGCGAAGTAATCAACGAACGACAACTTCACCGCTATCGAACGCGAGCAGGTCATCGCATCGGTGACGGTAAGAGCGTTCACTTGCTGAAGTTCGCCGGCCTGCTGATCAAAGACCGCCACCGACCAAAAGCCGACGACACCGATGCCTACGAAAAGCACAAGGACTACTCGCGCGAACGAAACGCAGCGAAGTCACTCGCCGGCCGTGACATCGGTGAGCTTCCGCCGGTCGCCGACGCTGATCGAAAATCAAAAGCCGCCGCGAGCTTTCGATATTTTTGCGAAGCCTACTTCTCGCTGACGTTTCATCTTTCCTGGTCGCCGGACCACATCGCCGTCATCAACAAGATCGAAGAAGCCGTCGTCCGAGGCGGTTTGTTCTCGCTCGCAATGGCCCGCGGCAGCGGTAAGAGCTCGCTTGCTGAAGTCGCATGCATTTGGGCGGTCCTCAACGGCTATCGAGACTTCGTTTGTTTGATTGGCAGCGACGAAGGTCACGCCTGCGACATGCTCGAATCCATCAAGACCGAGCTAGACGGCAACGATCTGCTCTTGGCCGACTACCCCGAGGTCTGCTTTCCCATCCAAGCCCTTGATGGAATCGCCAACCGAGCCAACGGGCAACTTCACCAAGGCAAACGCACGCAAATTGGTTGGACCGCGAAAGAAGTAGTCCTGCCTAGTATCGACGGCAGCAAGGCGAGCGGCGCGATTATCAAAGTCGCCGGCCTGACCGGCCGAATCCGCGGCATGAAGTTCAAACGCCCCGACGGCAAAACGGTCCGGCCGTCGCTTGTCGTCCTCGACGATCCGCAAACCGACGAGTCCGCTCGTTCGCTATCGCAATGTGCCAACCGCGAAGCCATCCTCGCCGGCGCGGTGCTCGGGCTCGCCGGCCCAGGCAAAAAGATTTCCGGCATCATGCCTTGCACGGTTATTCGTCCCGGCGACATGGCCGACAACATCCTCGACCGCGACAAGCACCCCGAGTGGAACGGCTCGCGAACCCGAATGGTCAACTCGTTCCCCACCAACGAAACCTTGTGGGAACGCTACGCCGAGATTCGCAGCGAAGGTTTGCGAGCCGGCGATGGCGGAGCGTCCGGCACCGAGTTCTATCGCAAGAACAAGGTGGCTATGGACGAAGGTGCCGACGTTGCGTGGAAAGAGCGTTTCAACCACGACGAACTTTCTGCGATCCAACATGCGATGAACCTCAAGCTTCAAGACGAAGCCGCGTTCTTTGCCGAGTACCAAAACGAACCGTTGCCGGCCGAAACGGTCGATGCCGACCAACTCACCGCCGAGCAAGTCGCGGAAAAGACGAACGGAATGGAGCGGTGCTGCATTCCCATCGCCGCCAATCACCTCACCGCATTCATCGACGTCCAAGGCAAGTTGCTCTTCTTCGTCGTCGCCGCATGGGAAGACGACTTCACCGGATACATCGTCGACTACGGTTCATTTCCCGACCAAAAGCGTCCGTACTTCACGCTCCGCGATGCCCGGCACACGCTCGCCACCGAAGGCACCGGCCTCGAAGGCTCGCTTTACGCAGGAATGGAAAAACTAACCACCGACTTGCTCGGCCGAGAATGGCAACGCGACGACGGCGCGGCAATGAAGATCGAACGCTGCCTCATCGACGCCAACTGGGGCCACTCCACCAACGTCGTCTACCAGTTCTGCCGGCAAAGCCCCCACGCTTCGATCCTACTACCATCTCACGGTCGCTTCGTCGGCGCCTCGTCCAGTCCCTTCAGCGAATACAAACGTCGACCCGGCGATCGCGTCGGCCTCAACTGGCGAGTCCCCTCGGTCCACGGCAAACGAGCGATCCGGCACGTCATCTACGACACAAACTGGTGGAAGTCCTTCACGCACGCCCGCCTCGCCGTCGCCATGGGCGACCGAGGCTGCCTCTCCATCTTCGGAGACCGTGCCGAGCAGCACCGAATGTTTGCCGAACAAATCACCGCCGAGTACTTCATCAAAACCGAAGGCCGTGGCCGAACCGTCGACGAATGGAAAGCCCGCCCCGAGCAACCCGACAACCACTGGCTCGACTGCCTCGTCGGCACCGCTGTGGCCGCTTCGATGCAGGGAGCGTTGCTCTTCGGTACCGACAATCAATCAGCCAACCGACGAGAGCGGGTAAGTTTTAAAGAGCTTCAACGACAAAAGAAGGGATAGGCACGAGGTCTTTCAGACAACTATCGGTTGGAGAAAGATCTGGCGTCGACCGTCGAATTACCCCGTATTTGTTCCGGCGACAAGAAAGAACCGAGAATTTGGTGGTCATTTCCATCCAACCGCTTCACGAAGCTGCCGCCGTAAGTCCTTTCCTGGAAACGACTTACGGGCGATGTGGAATCAGCAGCGGTGTTGTATATATACAACACCGCTGCTAGGCTCCGATCTTTTTCTCCTGGACATCCGGTAGGCATGATGTATATATACATCATGCCTACAGAGGAAATTCGATGGTAACGAAACTTGAAAAAGCCGCCCCAAAAATCTTCAAAGCCCTCGCCGAACAGCCGATCAGGACCCATTCGGACCTCCAAATACTGTTCCGTGAAAAAAATAAGGCATGGGAACTACCGGTCACGCTGTCCTTTAACAAGTTCATACAGTTTGCTATCGAGCACGGCAAACTCCAAAGACATCGACTTGAATTTCCCCACCGCCCAGCAACTCGCTACAGCTGGGGCGACGTGCCATTAGAAAGCATCATTCAGTCAATTCACCCGAAAGGGTATTTCAGTCACTATACAGCAATGCAGCATCATGACCTGACTGAGCAAATTCCAAAAACCATCTACTTCAATATCGAGCAAAAGCTCACAGGTGGTGGAACCGAGCCATCGCAAACGGCAATGGATCGTGCGTTCAAGGGCAAATGCCGCGTATCCAAAAATAGTGTCAATGTGGGTGAGCGAACAATAAGGATACTGAACGGTAGAAATACTGGTGAGATGGGTGTCATCACGATTGCAGATGACAATCCGTTTGAAAAACGCGTAACAAACATCGAACGGACGCTAATCGACATCACGGTACGACCGGTCTATTCCGGCGGGGTCTTTCAAGTTGCTGAGGCCTTCGTCGCTGCTGCATCCGAAGTGTCCATCGAACGAATCACGACATATCTGCGCCGCCTGAACTTCACGTACCCGTACCACCAGTCGATTGGTTACTACATGGATCGTTCGGGGAAATTCTCGCATTCACAACTAGATGCAATCCGCGAACTTGGACTGGAGCATGACTTCTATCTTGACTACGGAATGAAGAAGACCAAGTACGTCGAGAAATGGCGTCTACATGTTCCACAAGGGTTCTAGTCGCTTGGCAAGGCTGCAAACAAAACTGAAATAGTAGTCGAACGCCTCGATATCTTCTTCGGGATGGACCGTGTCTTTGACACTCTGGAAATCGCTCTCATGAAAATCCTTGTAGTCCTTGATCTTGTCGAGTAGGTCGAGCGGAACACGTTTGACAGCGAACGTCTCTCGAAGCAACTCATGGAAATCACTTGAATCCATATTGACATAGCCAGGACTAACGAGGTTGTAAAGATCAAAGAAGTCGCGGGCTCTAGGCGCACCCGGCCTGCTTCGCTGTACGACTAATCCATATTCGGGCATCTGTTGACAAAGAGCACGAAACTTCTCTGCAACAATCATTGCGATCGAATACACGTAAAAAGTTGTACCATCAACTTCGGATGCTTCCTTGCCTTCGCAGTATTCGTACTTGCTAATATCGACTTTGAACGTCTTCCCACCCAATGATGCAACGACCATTGCATAGTTTCGCATCTGTGGAAGGTCGCTGCCTAACTTTTGAGCGAGTTCGCAAGGAATAACTTTGAAAGAAACTTTATATCCACCCCAAAAATCGGCAAGCGATTGTGACAGATTCTTCGGCTTCGCTTCAATTTTGAAATCGAAGACGAATAGATTCATTGCCGCGAACGCATCTACGAGTGTTCTTTGAAGCTCTTGGGAGACTTGCTCAACATCCAGAAAATCGTCCGGCATAGAAAAGTCGAGATCCATCGAAGCCCGGCTTCCCAAACCATGTACGAGATCGATTGCATTGCCACCTTTGAGAACAAGCAGTTCGCGAAGCAAATCACTCCCAACGATGCCTTTTAATGCGCATCGCTTTATCTGTTCAATTCTTCTGTCTGGATTCTGAGGCATTGAGTTAAGCGATTGTTGGCGAGTTTTTATTAGACATTCCAGCATCCGAGCAGGCGACTCACTTGTGTTGCAGATAGACGACCCAAGATGACCCACGCGTGCGTTGTAATCCTACAAAATCCGAAGTGGACATTGAACCCGACGACACAGTCAGCATGCTAGGAGTGAAATAGCTAACTAACTAGGCATGTGGAACTTCGGAAGGGTCTCCCTAAGAGAATGCCAGATCAGAAATCTTAACTACTCCGCTTTTTCTGGTTCACGTGAGGGTCGCTTCGGCTAAGTAACCCTGAGAGGGACGTTTGTTTGCGAGCGAGTGCCGGCGATGCCAGAAAACCTCAACGATGAAATCCGTGAGAACGCTGCGGGGCCTGCGAAGGCTTCCGGCGATGCGGGATCGGTTGAGCAGCACAAGCTGACGGAGCAGATCGCTGCGGACAAGCATCTCGCCGGCAAGGACGCGGTTCGCAAGCCGAATCGCGGCTTGCGATTTAACAAGATCGTGCCGCCGTCGGCTGGCTAATCTTTCTTTCGTTTTGCGATGAGCACAGGGCTGCCGGGGACGGCAATAGGATTACAACACGGATGTTGAAGAAGTTGTCAGGGTTGATCGAGCAAGCATGGCGCGGCGGAGCTTCCCGCTCTTCATCCGCGCCGGGACGCTCGCCCCGGCAGCCCTTCTTTTCGCGGCTTCGTGCGAAGTACGACGCCGCGAATACGACGCTCGACAACATGAAACATTGGTCTCGAGCCGATGGGTTGTCGTCCGCTGCAGCGAATAGCCCCGATGTGCGTCGAACACTTCGCAATCGGTCGCGATACGAGGTCGCCAACAATAGTTACGCTCGCGGGATCACGTTGACGCTGGCGAATGATGTCGTTGGCACTGGACCGCGACTGCAAATGCTGACGCCGGATGATGCTGCAAATCGTTTCGTTGAGGCGGAGTTCTTTGCTTGGGCCGAGGCGGTTGGATTGGCGGAAAAGCTGCGAACGATGCGACTGGCTCGTGTTTCGGACGGTGAATCGTTTGGTTTGTTAACCAGCAACGAACGCATCGACGCGGCGGTGAAACTGGACGTGCGGTTGATCGAAGCCGACCAAGTGGCCTCACCGACGTTGGTCGCAGACCGTTCTCGTTACATCGACGGCATTCAGTTTGATGCTGACGGAAACCCGATCACTTACGACGTCCTGCGTGAACATCCTGGTGATGTGACTTTCACGATCGACGAAGAATTCGACACGGTGCCGGCCGCCGCGGTGCTGCACTACTTCCGTTGCGATCGTCCGGGGCAGATTCGCGGCATACCCGACATCACCCCGGCGTTGCCACTATTCGCACAACTACGCCGCTTTACGCTTGCCGTACTTGCGGCTGCCGAGACTGCCGCTGAGTTCGCCGGCATCCTGTACACCGACGCTCCTGCGAATGGAGAAGCCGACTCCGCCGAACCGTTCGAGCCGATCGAACTTGAGAAGCGAATGCTGCTCACGATGCCAGGCGGCTGGAAGATGGCTCAGATGAAGTCGGAGCAACCTTCGACCACATATGCCGAGTTCAAGAAAGAGATTCTCAACGAGATCGCTCGATGTTTGAACATGCCCTTCAACGTCGCCGCTGGCAATTCGTCGGGTTACAATTATGCATCTGGGCGACTCGATCATCAAACCTACTTCAAGTCGATCCGTGTCGAGCAAACGCAACTTGCTCGCGTCGTTCTGGATCGCTTGTTGAATGCTTGGCTTCGCGAAGCCATTCTCATCGAGGGCTATCTGCCTAATTCGCTTCGCACGCTCGACAGCACTTTCGAGCACCAATGGTTTTGGGATGGTCACGAGCATGTGGATCCCGCCAAAGAAGCCAATGCCCAAAAGATCCGTCTCTCGAATCATACGACTACCCTGGCCATCGAATTTGCGCGGCAGGGACGTGATTGGGAGACGGAACTCAAACAGCGTGCCAAAGAAGTGGCACTGATGCGTGAGCTTGGTCTGTCGGCCAGCGATGAAACTGAAACCAAACCCTCAACCAAGGTCACGGAAGACAATGCCGAAGACACAGCACGCGCCGCTTGAAGCCGACGCCGAATCCGTCCCAAGTTCGCTGCGAATCGTTTGTGATGATGCGGCGACGATCACTCTCGCCGCGGCCGAAACGCCAGAAGAAGGCAAGCCGTCGCTGCGTAAGTTCTCCATGACCGCATACACCGGTGGTGCGATGCGACTTGGTGGTTGGCCCTATCCAGTCGTCGTCGACTTGGCCGGCATGCGAGTCACTCGCAAGTCGCGTCCGATTTTGAAAGACCACGATCGAGGCAGCATTGTTGGACACACCGACGACATCGCGATCACCGACAAGTCGCTCGAAGTCGCCGGCGTGATCTCGGGTGTGGGTGCGACGGCTCAGGAAGTGATCGCGACCAGTGAGAACGGTTTTCCTTGGCAGGCATCGCTGGGCGCAAGTGCCGACAAGGTTGTTTTCATCCCTGAAGGCAAAACGGCAAACGCCAACGGACGCGAGTTCAAAGGGCCAGTCTATGTGGCTCGCAAGTCAACGCTGGGCGAGGTTTCGTTCGTTGCCTTGGGTGCTGACGACGATACCGAGGCTCGCGTCGCCGCCGGAAACTACGCCGACGGTGATGATCCCAGCGACACGGATGAAGACACCGACGATCTCGAACCCGTCAACGCAAGTTTGAATATGAGCACCAAGCGAACGACCGAAAACAAAACAGCGACCACTTCACCGGTCAACGACATGCGTTCCGAGGCCGCTGCGGAATCTCGTCGCATTGCAGGTATTCGCAAAGTCTGTGCGGGCAATCACGCCGATCTTGAAGCCGACGCGATTGAGCAAGGCTGGTCCACTACCAAAACGGAACTCGCCGTGCTGAGAAGCGAACGCCCCAAGGCTCCCGAACAGACGCAAAACTCACCACGCTACAGTCGCGAGGTCCTCGAAGCTGCCGCCTGTCTGTCGGTCGGCATCGAAGAAAAAACGCTGCTGGCCAGCTATGGCGAAAAGACGCTCAACGCCGCCAACCCGCTACGTCACATTGGCTTGCGTGAACTCGTCGCCGAGTGCGCTCGGATGGAAGGCATCGACGTGCCTCGCGTCTTTGGCGATGGAACGGCAACCATTCGAGCTGGTTTCAGTTCCATGAGCCTACCCAGCATTATGGAAAACGTCATGAACAAGACGTTACTGGCGGCCTATCAAAACACACCGATCGCCGCCTTCGATCTTTGCAGCGTTGGAACGGTCACCGACTTTAAGGAAGTGGCCCGATACCGTTTGCTTGGCACCGGCGGGTTTGAGCAGGTTGCTCCCGATGGCGAATTGAAGCACGGCAAACTGTCCGAACAGAAGTACTCAAACAAGGCTGACACCTACGGTCAGATCCTCACGCTGACTCGGCACGACATCATCAACGATGACCTGTCGGCGTTCATGGATATCCCTCGTCAAATGGGACGCAGTGGTGCCGAGTCCATCGACGACTTGTTCTTCACACTGCTGCTCAAGAACGCCGGATTCTTCTCGTCCGCCAACGCCAACTTGCTGCAGGGAGCGGACACTAAGTTCGGCCCGGATGCACTGACCGTTGCCAAGACAACCTTCCGCAAGCAGAAAGCTGGTCCTGGCGGCAAACCCAAGGATCAAAAGCCGATCAACATCCGGCCTGAGTACTTGGTCGTTCCGGTGGAGTTGGAAACCGAAGCGGAACTGTTGATGGGTTCGTCACAGTTGATGATCGACGCGCAAGGGTCGCCGACGAAAATCCCTGTCGATAACCCGCACCGCAACAAGTACCGGATCATCAGCACGCCGCATCTGTCGGACAGCTACTATCCCGGTGCGAGTGCTTCCGCGTGGTATCTCTTCGCCAATCCGCAGGTGCTGCCAGCGTTCGAGATCGTGTTCCTGAACGGTCGTCGAACGCCGATCATCGAGCGAGTTGAGATGCCACCGAACACGCTTGGCATGGGTTTCCGGTCTTACATCGACTTTGGTGTGAACAGCCAAGACCACCGAGCCGCCGTGAAAGTCGCCGGCGAGTGATCGCCCGCTGATGTCAATCTTCTTCTTTCAACGTAAACACAAAGACCCATGCAAGCTCAATTCATTCACGATGGAAAGCAAGTCGACTTCACACCCGACGTCGATGTCCCTGTTGGATCAATCGTCATTCAAGGTGATTTGGTTGGCATCACCAAACGAGATCTGAAAGCCGATGTACTCGGCTCGATCGCCGTGGAAGGCGTGTTCGACATGCCCAAAGACCCGGCTGACGCGGAGACCTACACCGCTGGACAAAAGATTTACGCAACCACTGACGGGATCGTCACTGAAGTGCCCGATGGATCGGTGTTGCTCGGCAAGGTCGTTGCTGACGCCGCGCCGACCGACAACTTCGTTCGCGTTCGTCTGAGCCAGTGATGACCACCTGTGAGCAACCCCATCATCGCACCCGTCGGGGCGATCTACGTCCACGAGGGCGTGACGGTCCCGATCGTTACCGACGTTGAGATTCCGGCCGGCAATGTCGTTGTCCTTGGCAAGCTGGTCGGCGTCGCCAAGTTCGGGATCTGTGCCAACTCTCGCGGCAGCATCACCGTTGCTGGCGTATTCGATGTGGTCAAAGATCCGACAACCAACATTCCGGCCGGCACCATTCTTTATTGGTCCAAGATCAGTCACCACGTCATCAAGAACGCTTACGAACACTCAATGATCGGCATCGCGGTTGAAGACGCGCCACCGAGTTCGCTGACCGTCAAAGTCAAATTGCTTCAGTAACCACCCCAACACGAGGTCCTCGCATGGAAGCGAAACTGCGCACGCTTGTCGTCGCATGCTTGCTGCTGATTTGCACAGGCTGTTTGCCGGAGGGCGATGTTCAAGTCCGCTCGCTGCCGGCACCTCCGCCCGAACAACCGATCGCCAACCTTCCCACCCAGTTGCATCAACGAAATTGGACGGGGCGTCTCAACCAAGGTAGTTGTGTTCACGCATCGCTGGTCAATCACTTGCGTTGGCTCAACGAGTTTGAACTTGGCGAACGCTGGCGGGCGACCTACAGCGACGGTGAATGGGATTCACGATTACGAAACCGACTTGATGCTGCCGACATCGACTACAGCTACACCGTCAAAGCGGATCCTCGGTTTCTTGACTGGGCAACGGCGACGCGGCGCGGTGCGATTCTGTGGTGGAAGCCGGCTCACTGCTGCACATTCGTCGGTTGGGTCAATCGCGACGGCCGGCAATACGCAGCCATTCTCGACAACAACTATCCCGGCCGATTTGAACTCACACCGCGCGAACAGTTCGTGCGTCTTTGGGCCGGCTACGGCGGGTTCGCCCTGACGGTGATGGAAGACCCCGCCAGTTCCTTGCCCTATCGAAGCTACGAGGTCATTGATGAAAGATGAAATCCGAATCCGGCTGAGCGTCGGCCTGATTGTAGTCGCAGTGCTGCATGCGGTGATGCTTGGAGCGGTGTTCACAGCATTGCACCGAACACCGCCAGCCGACACGAGCGAATCCTGGCGATTGCCGCCGGCACAACCCACCAGCGAGGCTGGATCGCGAATCCAACAGTTGCCGCAACCTTCGCGGGTCAACTTGGAAGCACAAGGCGAGCTGAAACAACAGTCTGGTTACTGCCCGCCCTGTCCGCCGAACACGATTCCCGCCGCGGAGCCGTATCGAATTGTGCAGCCCTATCGTGTGGTGCCAACAGCTCCAACGGTTCCTGCTCCGATCATCGTCACCCCCGCGTCGAGCAGCACGCGACCCGCGACGCCACCCGAACAAGCGAAGAATCGCTACCAAATCGCCTTGTTCGTTGCCAGTGACGCCAAGAGCCAGCGTCTGCTTGACTGGTTCAACACGGACCCAAACCTGGTGAAGTTGAAGTCGAAGTGTGCATTTCAGGTCTACACTGAATCGAATGCACTGTACCGCACGCGATATGCGGACATTGTCCCAGCAAATCAATTCCCTGTGGTGCTTTTCCAGGACTCGACCGGCGGGCATGTTCATGCGGCTGGTCACACAATGTTGCCGTCAACCGCTCGTGAACTCTTCGACGATCTGCGTCACGGTTACGAACTCTATCAACAGACGAGGCAGGCCCAACGAACGGGCGCGCTAAAGACGCGAGGCTATTCCTGGGACGCTGCGATCTCACCAACGATGCAGCTCTCGTCTGAAGACTGCCCGGATGGTTACTGCCCTATCGAACCCGTCGACAACACTTGGCGGCCGTTCGATCGGGATCGTGACGGCGACCGCGATCGACTCTTCGACCGAGACTCCAATGGCCGCAACGCATTGATTTGGGCGGGGGCTGGTGAACTGGCCACGCTCGCATTGATCTTTGTGGCGGTTCTGTTGCTCGGATTCATTCTCATCAAACGAGGACTGTAAAACTCATGATTCTTGGAATTGCAACCGTCGTCGTCCTGGTCTTGGTCGCGCTTGCGATTTTGCCGGCGAAAAAGCGAGATCGCGACGCATCGCCCCCGAACTTCGTTCAGTCCTTCACACGACCAGCGAACTTTCGGCAACAGCAACTTAGCGAAGAAGCGGAGGCGATCGCTGACGAATATCAACGTCGAGCTGATGAAGCCTGGCGTGAAGAGCTTGGCGAAAAGGCAACCGTCTTGTTTCAGACCAAGACGACGACTGCAACGAAGACCCGTAAATCGTGAGCGACATATTGCATCGAGGCCAGTCTTGGTTGGCGGAGAAGCTGACCAAGCACGCCTCACGAAACGTCGTGTATCAGCGTGACGATGTTTCCGTCGAGCTATCCGCCACGATTGGCAAATCGGAGTACGAACAGGACGACGGCGACGGCGTCATCACTCGTGCTCAAGTCCGCGACTTTCTGATTAACACGAAAGACTTGTTGCAATCCGCCATAGGCACCTGGCCCCGGCGCGGCGATCGCATCCTCGAAACCGATGGCGACACGACCTTCGTCTACGAGTTGATGTCGATCGGAAACGAACCGCCGTGGCGATACAGCGATCCCTTCCGCGTCAAACTCCGCATCCACACCAAACTGGTTGACACGATTACATGACAGTAACGCCCGCAACCGTCATTCAAATTGCCGAAAGCGTCGTCGCGGAAATCAACGCTGGCGACTTCAGCAAGACAAACCTCTCCGCTCAGCGACTCTATGTTCCAAACTTCGATCTCGAAGACATGAAGGAACTGCGAGTCACGGTTGTGCCTCGCGAGGTGGAATACCTCCCGCTCGATAGAGCATCAAACAAATACCATGCCACGATCGACGTCGCCGTGCAGAAGAAGTTTAGCAAGGGCGATGCCAAAGAGATTGACCCACTGGTGTTTTTCGTCGAAGAACTGGCCGACTACTTCCGGCTCAAACGCCTTAATTCGTTCGTGGCCGCTCGCTGCGTCAAGGTCGAGAACTCGGTCCTGTACTCCTCCGAGCACTGGACCCAGTTCAATCAATTCACAAGCCTGCTGACGTTGACGTTTGAGCTCGCGAAATGATGCACATCAGGGCTCGCGTGCGATTCACACCGGGCCAACTGAAAAAGAAGGTCAACCAAGCGACCTTCAAAAGCATGAATCATGCGGCCGGCACCATCCGGATGACGGCAAAACGATCTATCCGCAAACGCAAGAAACCATCCAACCCAGGATCGCCGCCCAGTTCGCCGACCGGAATGCTGCGTCGTGTGCTTCGCTACGAAGTCAACCGCGATCGCGGCGAAGCAGTCATTGGCCCCGTCAATGAGATCGCTGGCCGGCTATGGAACCTGCATGAGTTCGGCGGCGTTGTCACGAAGCGACGCAAACTGAAACGACATCGGTTCCGCGTTGGCGAGTTTGGGCCGATCCGTGCGAAGCAGCCTGGTAAGTTTGCCCGCATCAAACTGCTAACGATCGCCCAAGCCAGTCGAGCCACACGTCTAATCGAAGAAGAAAACGAACGCCGCGGAGCCAGTAAACCACGCCGCTATCCCGCACGCCCGTTCATGAAACCTGCCCTCATTGCCAACCAAGCACGCCTGCCGAAGTTCTGGCGTGACTCGGTGAAATAGTCTCTCGTCCATGGATGGAATCGAAACATGTCAGCAGAAGTCAAACTCGGTCTCGATGCCGTCCTGACGATCGACGGTGCCGAGATCAAGAACGTCAAAGACTTGACCGTCAATCTCGAAAAGGCCGAAGCCGACGCATCGACTCGTGATAACAACGGCTGGCGAGCCACAGTCGGTACTCTAAAAGACGCGTCGATCGAATTCACGGTGCTCAACAAGAACGGCGACACCGCGTTCGGGATGCTGCAAGGACTGTGGAGTAGCGGAACGCCGACTGACGTTGGCATTTCGGATGCTGGTGGTTCGCTGACACTGACCTGTGAAGTCATGAACTTCAATGTCAATCAAAACCTCGAAGAAGTGGTGTCGGCCGACGTCACCTTGAAGCCAACCCAATCTTCGTCTGGCAGCGGCATGAATGTTGGTGGCGGAACGCCCTAAGTAATCCTCGGAACGGAACTCCATGCAGAAATTCATTGATCGTCGTGGTCGTGTCTGGATCGTTGACATCGACAATACGACGCTTCGCCGCGTGAAGGCACTCACCGACGTGCGATTGCTGGACGCGATCGACGGCGACCTCGTCACTCGGTTGTCGAGCGACCCACTGCTACTCGGCGATGTGTTGTTTGCGATCTGCAAGCCGCAAGCCGATCAACAAGACGTTGACGACGAAGCGTTCGCCGAGGGATTGGCCGGTGACTCGATCGACGAAGCGTGCAAGGCATTGGTGGATGCTTTGGTCGCGTATTTCCCGGAGTCCCGACGCCGTCTTCTGCGGAAGGCGGCCGACAAGCAGAAGATGATCGAGATGCGGGGATTGGAAGCGATCGAGAAGCGGCTGGACGATCCCAATCTGGTGGACCGGATTGTGGAGGACCTGGAACGCAAGCTCGCGGTGCCGACATCGAGCGACTCATCATTCGGCTCGCCGGCATCGTCGGAGTCGACCCCGGACCACTGACGCTCCGGCAACTCGTGCAGATGGCCGAAGCGAAACGCCAGCACGATTGGCATATCGCATCGAGCGTCATGGCACTGACGGCCGAGATCAATCGCGATCGCAAACGTCGGCGAAAGCCGTTCAAGCCGGATGACTTCAATCCCTACACGGTCACTCGGCCGGTTCCGGTGAAAGCCACTGTCGAACAAGTCGCCCATTTGCTCGGCGCAGTCTTCCAACCCCGTGAGAACGAGTCTCCATGTCCCAAGTCCGAGCCGGATCCGCCTACGTCGAACTGCTGACCAAGGATTCAGCATTCGTCAAAGGTCTGCGGTCGGCTCAGAAGCGATTGGAATCATTCGGTGCATCCACGCGGTTGCTCGGTACCAAACTCATGGGGCTCGGCGCGGCCGCCGCCACACCACTGGCGGGCAGCGTTGCAATCTTCTCCAACTTCGACGATGCCATGCGAGGCGTTGCCGCGATCACACAAGCGACTGGATCGCAGCTTGAGTCGCTTCGCAATACGGCAAAGAAGCTCGGAGCAACCACCAGTTACTCTGCCAGCGAAGTCGCATCGTTGATGACCGAACTCGGTCGGGCCGGCTTCAAGCCAGAGCAGATCGAGAAGATGACAGCCGCTGTGATGAACATGGCACGTGCAACTGGCACGGACGCGACTCAGGCATCCGGCATCATGGCAGCAACGATTCGTCAGTTCGGAATGGAAGCCGGCGAAGCAACGCGGGTTGCCGATGGCCTGACCGCCGCGGCGAACAAGTCGTTCAACACGGTGGAGTCTCTCGGCGAAGCCTTGTCCTACGCTGGCCCCGTCGCTGCCGACGCGAATATGAGCCTCGAAGAGACGCTCGCGATTCTCGGTACGCTCGGCAATATGGGTATCCAGGGATCGTCGGCCGGTAACGCAATGCGTCGCTTGCTGACGATCAGTGCCGCCGAATCGGAGAAATTCAAAACCACCTTCGGCGTCACGACCAAGGATGCGAAAGGCAATGCCCGATCGCTCGTCGACATTCTCGGCGAAGTTGCAGCTGCGACCGAGAAGATGGGAACGGCCGAAAAGGCTGAGAAACTAAGCGAAGTGTTCGGACTGCTGGGCATCACTGCGGCCAGCTCGATCGGGAAGAGCGTGGCCGATACCCGCGAGTTGTATTCCGAACTGCAAAAGGCAGGCGGCATCGCCGGCAAAACTGCTGAAGAGATGGAAGGCGGACTCGGCGGAGCATTCCGAATCCTGAAGTCTTCCATCGAGGGAGTCGCGATCGCCATTGGTGAATCACTGGAAGGCAGCGTCACCACGATGGTTCAAGCCTTCAGCCGCGCCGCGTCAGGCGTGATCGAGTGGATCAACAAGAATCAAAAGATCGTAAAAATCGCCGCGGCGAGTGCCATCGCGATCTTCACGATTGGCGCGGCATTGTTCGCTCTTGGTTCGGTCGCTGCCGTTGCGTCATTCGCTGTTGGTGGACTCGCAACCATCTTTTCATTCATCGGCGGTGCAATCGGCGTCATCGTCTCAGCGGTCGGATTGTTGTTCACGCCGCTTGGCCTTGTTGTCGCAGCGGTTGCAGCACTCGGTGGCTACTTTCTCTACTCCACAGGCATCGCTGGCCAGGCGGTCGAGTATCTCAAAGGACTTTTTGAAACACTCAAAGCCGACACTCTCGCCGCATTCGGTGCGATTGCCAGCGCTCTGGCTGCTGGCGACATCACTGCGGCGACCGATGTGTTGTGGACGTACTTGAAACTGCAGTGGGTCAAAGGCACGACCTACATCAAAGGCGTCTGGGCCGACTTCACTCAATATATCTCTGACTTGTGGGCCGATTCTGCCTACGCGATCGGGGATGTCCTGATTGGTGCCTTATCCGGACTCGCTGGCGTCTGGAACAGCACGCTCGGTTTCATGGCAGACGGTTGGACGATTCTTACGTCCGCCGTGCAAAAGGGCTGGAACAACACCATCGGGTTCCTCAAGAAGGGATTCCTCAAGCTTCACGAACTCGTTGATATCGCCGGCGACGTGTCGGTACAGATCGGCGGAGTGCTCATCAACGCATTGGCCGGCGTCGAGAACGCTTGGGTCGAAACAGTCGACTACCTTGCCGACACCTGGACCGTGTTTGTCGGTCAAGTGAAGTCGATGTGGAACTCGACCGTGGGGTTCTTGAAGAAAGCCTGGATCAAACTCAAAGGCCTCTTTGACGACGACATCAACGTCGACGTCGAAATGGCGAAGATTGACGCTGACACTCGAGCGGCCGATACCGCCGAGGAGCAACAACGCCAGCAAGCGATCATCGAGCGTCAGCGTCGCCGATCGAAACGCAAGGAGCAGATCGAAGCCAACCGCGTGGAAATGCAAAAGGGCATCGCGGCGCAACTCGAAGCACGCCGCAAGGCTCGCGAAGGTACGGACATCGACGCCGACATGCGGGCGATCGACGATGAGACCGATGCCAAGAATGCAGTTGTTGACCAATCCAAGGAACACCAGTTCCGCGAAAACGATGCGGCGCAGAACAATCGCCAACAAATCATCGACGACACGACCGTCGGGGTGCAACGCACGCTCAATCAGATGCGAGCGGAAGCGAAAGCGGCACGCGATGCAGTTCGGCCAAACGCTGAAGATCGCAACAAGGAACGCGACGATCAAATCGCAACCGCGCAGGCCGAGTTCGATGCTGCGGTGGAACGAGCCAACAACGCAACTGCCCCTTCGGACGCTGTGCCGAAACCAGACGATGTCGCTCAGCCGGAACCACCAGTCGCTCCGCCCAAGATGCCTGAGCCCGGCGCAGTCGATATCCCCAAGGTCGATCTCCCCGGAATCGACGATCCCGAGTTGCAACCGCCCAATGCGAAAGACCTCCGTCTCGACCTGAACCCAAACGCCCAGGCGGCAATGGATCAGTTCGCTGACGGTCCCGAAACTGATCGAACCGAAGTCGCCGGCAATTTTGATGCGCGCGGCTTAGGGCTCGGCAGTGGAGCGTCGACGATTCCTCAACAGGCTCGCGATCCACTGAAGAAACTGGAGCCCATTGCCGCTGAGGACGATCCCGTCGAGGTCATCTTCGCGCCACAGTTGAGGTTGGAACCTGAACAACTCGACGATCCGATCGTAAACGGCGAGCAAAACAATGAGTTCATCGCCGAAAACCAAAGCGATGTCCCGTTGGATCTGCCATTGCTTTCGGATCAGCCCGATCCGATAGAGATGGAATCCCCGCCGACGCTCGACGTTGCTGCGATCACCGAAGCGTTCGCATCTGTTGGCCGATCCCTCGCGGCATTTGATTCCGCGATCTCCAACAGCACGTCGCAATTGCATCTGCCTGCGATGTCGGGCGGGGAATTCAGCGAGGACATGAAACGCGCGATCATTCAAACCGCTGAGAACACTCGACGCCTTGTTGAGCGTTCGCAGTCGGGAGGATTGGTGTTTGGCTGATGTCAATCTCCACCGGTGGATACGACTTCGAGGTTGCGGCTCTGTCCGAAAAGGCGTCGCGAGGAAAATCACACTCCGACTTCACTTCTTACGTTGCGACGAATAGCGGGGCTGTCGATCCGGCCGCCGCTTCAAGTGCTCTGTATCAGTACTACAAAGCGAATCACAAAGAGCTGATTCCGTATCTGCAAATCGACTCGGAGTTCATCAACCAGAAGCACGCTCTGGTCAGCGTTACGATCAACAAGACCAAACTGGATCCGGTTTCGTTCAGTACGACCGGAGCGACAACCCATCTGAATCAATCGCTGCAGACTCGTGGCATTTACTCCGCCCCAGGAATCTCGGCCCCGGTTTATCACGGAGCGATCGGCGTCAGCGATTCCGGCGTTTCCGGAGTCGACATCACGGTCCCAGCGTTTGAGTTCTCCGTCCGCAAGAAGTTCGAGTTCGTTTCGACGGCATACCTTCTTGCCATGGTCTCAATGACCGGCCGCGTTAACTCGGGTGCGTGGTCGATCTTCGCTCCCGGTGAAGCGTTGTTTCTCGGTGGCGAAGGGGGCGAGGACGAACAGAACTGGGTTGATGTGACCTACCACTTCGCCGCTCGACCGAACGAGTTCGCGATGACGGTTGGCAACATCACCGGGATCAGCAAGCAGGGATGGGATTACCTTTGGGTCAAACACGGCGAGAAAGTGGTTGGCGATCGTGTGCTGCAAGTTCCTGAGGCAGCTTACGTTGAACAGGTCTATCACGGAGGAAACTTCAACGTGTTGGGGATCAGCTAGTGACCCGACGCGTTAAACCAGGCGATCAGTTTGCGATCACCGCCGCTGAATACAACCGATTGCTTGTCGCTGCCGAAGCCGCGCATCGCAATCGACTGCCGGGCGGAGGCGGGCCTCGCACCCATTTGCGAAACGCCGAAACCGTTCGCGTTCACAACCTATCGGCAACCACGGTCCCGATTGGCGGAATCGTTGGCTTCGAGTCGCCGCTGACCGATCCGACCATCGGCCCGATGGAATTGGCCCGCTTCGTTCGCGACGCAACGATTGAGTGCGTGCGGCCGACCGAAGTCGAACACACAGGTCGCGTTGGGGTCGCCATCGAACCGATCGCGGAGGACAAGGTCGGCCGCGTGGTGTTCGATGGCGTGGTGGCCGCGCGAGTCAACGTCGTGAAGACTTGGCACAAGTTTGCGGACGTTGGCGAATCGGTCGGTGACACGTTGCAGTCGAAGCCGGATGGGTCGGCACAGATTCTGTGGCGAAGTGACCTCAACCAACTTGGTGACCAATGGGCAGTCGTTCGAGTCGGTCGGCCCGCAGATCCGGTTTACCTTGTCGAGGTTCCGGTCGGTGGCATCGCTGGCCGCCGAGGGATGCGGACTGGCAGTGCGGACTGCGACCTCTATCAACTCGACAAAGCCGGCGAGATCGAAGCCGTCACTGATCCGGCTGGCGACACAGTACGAATCACCGCTCGGAATCACTCAGCACAGCGTATTCGAGGACCGATCGCGGATTCGCCGAAACAATACTTGGAAGTGCAGTTCGACGGTCAGCGATCCTGGGTGATCGACCCTCCCAAGCAAACACTTCTATGCAAGCCAACGAAACGCATCAAAGCAAAGTCATGGGGAACGGCTCGCGAGCTTCGGTTTGATGGTGGATGGAAACCGATTGGCCCTGCCGTCTCGGTTTACAACGTTTGCGACTACGCGTTGCTGGCGAGCCAACAGATCGTCTGCCATTTCCATGAAGACACGTCGGCATACTTGACGATCGGTTGCCGCTGTTGTGATGGCAGCAGCAGTTCGAGTAGTTCTTCGAGCTCCAGCAGTTCGTCGAGTTCAAGTTCCAGCAGCAGTTCTAGCAGCGATTCATCGTCCAGCAGTTCTTCTTCGTCTCCTTCGTCATCATCTTCATCCTCGACATCGGGAAGCTCATCAAGCAGCAGTGGCTCGTCGAGTAGTTTGAGCATGAGCGGTTCAAGCTCATCGAGCATGTCGTCGAGTTCCAGCAGTTCTCTATCGTCATCCAGCAGCAGTTCGTCGGGTTCTAGCTCGTCGAGTAGCGGATCGTCGTCATCGTCGTCCGGCAGCCCTTCGTCCTCATCAAGCAGCGGTTCGTCATCGAGCAGCCCGTCATCAAGTAGCAGTTCCGGCAGTTCGTCATCGAAGTCGTCTTCGAGTAGCGATTCATCCTCAAACTCCTCGTCGTCTGACAGCAGCGATTCCTCTCTGAGTTCGTCCGCATCCAGCAGTAGCGATTCGAGCGACAGTTCAACGTCTTCATCAAGCAGCGACAGCAGTAGTCAATCGAGCGATTCGTCAGACAGCAGCGATTCGAGCAAATCGACGAGTTTGCCGAGCGTGAGCAGTTCATCCAGTTCCTCGTCTGCATCGAGCGGTTCGTCCGCCAGTTCGTCGAGTTCTCAATCGAGCAATTCATCCAACAGCGATTCGAGTGACTCGAGCACATCGGCTAGCCTGCCAAGCACCAGTGGTTCATCGAGCTCAGACGGATCGGCGTCCGCATCGAGCGGTTCGTCCGTCAGTTCGTCAAGTTCCCAATCAAGCGATTCATCCAACAGCGAGTCAAGCGACTCAAGTATTTCGACCAGCCAGCCCAGTATCAGTGGTTCATCAAGCTCCGATGGGTCATCGTCCGCTTCGAGTGGTTCGTCAAATAGTTCGTCAAACTCACAATCGAGCGATTCATCCAACAGCGATTCAAGTGACTCGAGCACATCGACCAGTCTTACGAGCATCAGCGGTTCATCAAGCTCCGATGGGTCGTCGTCCGCATCGAGTGCTCCTTCAGATAGTTCGTCCGATTCCCAGTCCAGCAACTCATCGACAAGCGAATCGAGTGATTCCAGCACGTCGATCAGCCTGCCAAGTGTGTCTGGATCCAAATCATCGGCGAGTGATTCGTCGTCGAGCAACTCACAATCAAGCGATTCCGGTTCGTCGAGCGATTCGTCCAACTCGCAATCAAGCGAATCCGCCAGCACGCCATCCGTCAGCAGTTCGCAATCGTCCACATCCGAGAGTGCATCATCAACTAGCGAGTCATCGACTTCAGAATCGAGCCAGTCCGAGTCGAGCACATCCGAAAGTGAATCACGCAGCGAGTCAGACTCGGAGAGCGTGCCTTCGTTTAGTTGGAATTCGTCAGCAAGCAGCGAAAGCGATTCCGTATCGAGTGAGTCCGAATCGGAATCCCAGTCGCAATCGGAATCAACGTCGCAGTCAGCCAGCGAGTCGGGTAGCGATTCCCAAAGCGAATCAAGCATCGACCGCAGTTCGGACTCAAAAAGCTACTCAGCGAGTGCTTCGGCATCGTACTCGGACAGTGCCTCCGGAAGCGAGAGCCAAAGTGGTTCTGCATCAGGAAGCGGATCAGATTCAGGCAGTGACTCAGGATCAGGCAGCGTAAGTGCATCCGAATCAGATAGCGGAAGCAGGTCGGGTTCCGGTTCGCGATCAACGAGCACATCGGACTCTGGCAGTGATTCGCGAAGTGATGACTCGACCAGTGTTCCAACGTCATCAAGTGTCTCTGATTCCGATTCGACATCGCGGTCGATGAGCAGATCAGGATCGGAAGGTTCTGACAGCGATCGGCCAAGTGAAAGCGACGACCCGAGTGTCGGCGATTCATCTGGAAGCGACAGCAATCAACCATCCGAAAGCAACGACTCGACATCCGACTCAGACCCGCCCAGCGATGGTTCCGACCGACCCAGCGAAAGCGCATCCGATAGCAGCGACGGCTCCGATCGGCCGAGCGAAAGCGATTCCACGGAGGAACCTTCCGAAGACAGCAGTGGATCGAGTGAGCCTTGCAACAGCACCTGGATTTGGTCGTGCGGTTGGGAATTGGTGAGCAGTGATTGTGAAGACCCCGGCGATCCACCCAGTTCGTCTGGTTCATTCGACGGAGCAGTAGCGGGGATGACAGCATGATGCATTGCCCACATCTAACGCCCGACAACCAATGCGAAGTTGCCTGCCAACTCGCTGGCTGTCGCGTGCAAACCACGCCGACCGCCTGCAACGCGTGCCAGACCAATGACAACCCGTGCGCGATCAACGTCGTCACGATCGGTATGGCGTTGGTCAACAAAAAGCGACGCAAACAAGACGTCACTGAGTTGGAAACACTGCTTCGCAACTACATGCCAGACGAAGACCCGATCCCGGCGACGCTGAAGATGAGTAGTTACCGACCTGGTCCCGGCAACGAACTCAAGAAGATGATCGCTTGGTTTGCAAAGCCGAGCGAGACGTGCAACTGCGAAACCCGCGTCGACACGATGAACGACTGGGGTGCCGATGGATGCCGCCGAAACATTGACACGATCGTCGATTGGTTACTTGAAGAAGCCCAAGCAAGAGGACTCCCGCATGGAAGGTTTACAGCAAAAGTCGCCCGCAGTCTCGTCAGCACTGCCATCCGCAAGTACGAGCGAAAATTCCCCGAAGGGGCACCCGAACCAGACCAAGACGATCCGGAGGACGAATTCGATCGTTGAACGTTGCTTCCTAATGAACCTCGAGCGACGCGATGATCGGCTGCGTGACTGGATGCGGCAGCTTCCCGATCCTTGGCCGTTCCCCGAACCCGAACGGTTCACCGCGATCGACGGACGCCGCGTGGCAACGCCCCCGCAGTGGCGAGCAGGCAACGGTGCGTGGGGCTGTTACCGATCACATTTGCTGATCCTCGAAAAGTGTTTGCTCGAACACATCGACTCGTATGTTGTCTTTGAAGACGACGCCGGGTTTGGCGACGACTTCTGCGAGCGACTGCAACAGTTCATAGCCGAACTGCCGGCCGACTGGGGCATGGCGTACCTCGGCGGCCAACACCTTTACGCTGGCAAAAATCCGCCGCACAAGGTCAGCGAACACGTTTATCGTCCGTACAACGTGAATCGTACGCATGCGTTCATGGTGCGAGGACGCGAGGCGATGAAAACACTCTATCGCCATTTGACTTGGAACGATTGGCACACCAAGCATCACATCGACCATCACCTCGGTCGATTGATCCAGCGACGCTACCAAGCACTCGTTCAAGGCAAGAACGTTCAAAAAGAATCCATCGCGGTTTACACGCCCGATCGCTGGCTCGTTGGACAATTGCCGACGAAGTCCAACATCTGTGGTCGCAAGTGGAGCCAAACGCGGTTCTTCAATGACGCCAAGAACGCTGACCATTCGGATGCACCGTTCTTTGCCGTGCTTGGACCGCACCGCGCCGGCACTTCGTGCGTCGCCATGGTCATGCACCATCTTGGCGTTCACATGGGCAATCAGCTTGGTGGCTACGAAGCCACTGGAGGCGGCGAGGCAGTTGGGCTGGCACAGCTTTGCGAAAAGGTGATGCGTTTCCCGGCGACGGACCCGAACGTCAGCGACGACCAACTCACTCAAATGCTCAAGTCGTGGATCGTCAGTCGTAAATCAGAAGCGAATCGCGATAAGACGGTTTCTGGAGCGAAGTATCCGCATCTATGTCGCTTCGTGAATCACCTTCACGCGGGGCTTGGCGATTCACTGCGAATCATCTCTGTCGAACGAGACATCGAAGCGTCGATTCGATCGCTGCAGAACCGTAGCGAGAAACATCGTGGCCAATGGTTCGCGGCGAACGATGAGGACTGTGAGGTTCTTCAACGCAGTCTCCGAGACCACCGAGACAACTTCATCTCCGAGCATCCCGACGTGCCGGTGTTCCGGATCGAATTCGCCGAGTTGGTGACGTATCCCGAGGAAGTGATTGGCAATCTGGTCGAGTTTCTCGGCATAACGCCGACTCCGGATGAAATCCAGTCGGCGATCGAACACGTCAATCCTGATCTCCGGAAGTTTGGGTAAGCATCATGGCAAAAAGTGTTTCAACGGCAGACATCACGTTCTGCATCAAGACGATTCACCGGCCTTGGTCCTGCCATCGGCTGGTCCAGTCGCTGCGCGATCATATCGTCGACCCGACCATTGTCGTCGTCGATGACGGTCGCCCCGAACTTCGCTTCAGCGAGAAGTATCCCGAAACCGCCAAGCATTGCGAGGTCATCAATCTCGATCGACACGATGTGGGCGTTGGCGTTGGACGCAACGCAGCGATCGACGCGGCGCAGACCGAGTACATCTTCCTGTTGGACGACGATCACGTTGCCACGGCTGACTTTCACATCGACCGCGTCTGCGAGTACTTCGCCGCTCACGAACTCGACATTCTCGCCGTCCGACAAGGCGGAGGCGGTCGACCCACGATGCTTTCGCCGCTGATGAACGGCAAACGTATCTGGATGCACCGCGGTGAAAAGAAGCGAATTGGCTCGGTCGCCTGGTGCGACATGGTCAGCAACGCGTTTCTCGCTCGCAAGGAAACGATCGCCACGCTCCGTTGGGACGAGGCCCTGAAGACGTACGAGCACTGGGAGTTCTTCTACCGAGCGAGTCACCTCGCCAAGCTGCAAATCGCGGTCGCGACCGATTGCTCCGTCGTCCACGCCCATGTCGCCGGCACGGGCTATCGCGACCTGCGTGGCAGAGCCAAGTTCCGGGCGATGGGGCTTCGCAAACACGGTTTCCATTCATTGCGCTATCCAGGAGGTCAAATCGTCCGTGCGTAATCAAGCCACTTTCTGCATCAAGACGATCCATCGCCCGCATTGCTGTGCGGCGCTCGTTCGCAGCATCTACGACCACTATGGTGATCACCGTCCGCTGATCCACGTCCTCGATGACGGGAAACCGGAACTGCGATTCTCGGCCGTTTGTCCAGACGAAGCTGCCATGGTCGATCGACTGATCGAGACCAAATACGACATCGGCCTTTCCGCCGGTCGCAACAGATTGCTCAATTCCGGCGACACGCCGATCGTTGTCTTCGCAGATGACGATCATCTCGTCACGAATCAAACGCGTCTTCCTGAGTTGATCGGGACGCTCAACAAACATCACGACCTCGATTTGCTGGCGGCGCTCAGTAACAACGACGAACGTCCTCGCATGCTGCGTGTCGACGGTAGAACGCTGCGGATCGCCTTCGGAAGCTACCGGCAGCGGCATTCAATTCGCTGGTGCCATTACGTCGGCAACTGCTTCGTCGCCTATCGCGACATCCTGCGAGCGATCCGCTGGGACGAGTCACTCAAAGTCGAAGAACACTGGGACTTCTTCTGGCGCGCAAAAATCGCCGGAATGAACGTCGCAGTCGACGTCAATCACTCATTCAAACATGAGCACGTTGACCCACCCGGCTATCAGCGTCGGCGGCCGGAATTCCTAAAAGCTGGCTTGGACAAACACGGACTGGAAAAGGTCATGTGGCGATGATCGAAATTCCCGCACTTGAGTACCACCTCGCTCATGGCTGCAATCTCTCGTGCCAACAATGCAGTCACTACAGTAACTTCCGTCTCGCCGGCAAACTTCCAACACTGGATGACGCACGCCGCGAGTATTCGTCATGGTCGTACCGCGTTCGGCCGCGCCGATTCGCGTTGCTTGGTGGGGAGCCGCTCTTGAACCCACATTTGATCGAGCACTTGCGATTGGCCCGCGAGTATTGGCCCGACTCCAACTTGATGCTCGTCACGAACGGATTCTTATTCGATCGTCATCCCGAGTTACCTGCGGCTTTAATTGAAGCCAACTGTCGGCTTGAGGTCAGTCAGCACGGCACACATGAGTCGTATATGGATCGCTTCAATGCGGCAAAGAAAACCGTGTGGCAGTGGCGAGTGGACCATCCGGGCATCCAGATCAAGATTCGCCAGTCACATCGTGGCTGGATGCGACAGTATCGCGTCAAGGATGGCAAGCCGATGCCATTCGATTCCAAGCCGGATGCAGCGTACCGAATCTGCATGCAGAAGACGTGCACTCAGCTGTTCCGCGATTGCTTGTGGAAGTGTCCGGCACTCGCCTATCACGCCCTGATGGAACAACGACTGAAATTCGAAAGCATCCCCGCTTGGCAACTCTTTCGCGACTACAAGGCATGCCCTGCATCGGCCAGTGAAGACGAACTGCAATCGTTCGTCGAGACGAAAGCGATCCCGCAATGCGGACTCTGCCCGAGCAAACGTGTCCCATTCAGACATCCCGATCCGACTCAAAGGAGTGAGATTCGATGACGTATCCGCTTGGTTCTGGCAGCGACGACATCCCGCCTCCCTGGCATCCGTTCATTCCGCCATTCGATCCGCCGGGCAGTTCGTTGCCGCCCGCACCTCCGAACGTTCCACCGGAGGGATCAAGCACTGATGACAACGGTTCCGACGACGAGCCTCGCCCGCCGTGGTGGCCCGAGGATTGGGACTGGCCGCCCGAACCCGAAGGTTCAACCGAAGTACTCGTGCCGCCACCACGCCACGTATGGCCGCGACTGCCGCCCGACCACCCGTACCATTTGCCGCCCGGATTCTGGTGGCCCGACAACATGCCGCCCGGACATCCCGGCACGCCCGAGCCCGGAGACGAACCAGGCGGCAGTGAAACTTCGTCGAGCGGCGAATGGGTGTGAGCAATTGATATTGTGAACACGATCACTTCGCACAGTAGATGACAGTCTGTTCTAGTCGAACGTGACCTGTATTCTCATCATGCCTTTCGACGGTTAAAACACTTGCTAGGAATTCACTCTACTCACTCCAGCAAGGACAAACTCGTCATGGCAAAGAAGAAAGCAAAGACAGCGACCAAGAAAAAGGCATTGACGCTCAACGACATCTACGACCAGGTTTCTCGCAAGGCAGACACTCAGGGCGTCAAGATCAACGTTGCAGAAACCAAACGTGTTCTCGCTTGCTTTTTCGACGTACTCGAAGACTACAAAGCCGTAGATGCATTCGACTTCGTCGCTAAAGGCCTGAAGCGTGCCGGCGGCCGACGACGTTAGTATCTAATTCCAATTCTGCGCCCCGTGGCGAAGTCGATGAATCCTCGTACTATTTCATTTAGAGCTGCCTTCTATTTGGTTGCTTTAGCCCTAGCTTCACCTCGGGCGTTTTCAGAGGCCCTTGATCTCGAGCGATTGCACGAGATCGGAGTGACCATGATTGAAGACAGTTCGGTTGTTGAGGTCGCGTTTATGGCGGTTGGCGAGCCGAAATTTGTATTGAGATAATAAACCAAACAGCTCGTAATCATTTATCCAAATGTTGAATCGGACACATCATATCGGCGTCATCGGCCTAACTCAGAGTGGTAAGACTACCTTTCTTACATCGTTACTGGACCATTGGAATAACCACCACCCTAAAAAGTTTCCGCTTGGCAGAACCCCGCAGAAACATAGCCTCATGATTCAATGGAACGGTGAAGACGAAGACAGTGGAAGACGACTGTTTGAACAGAACCGCGCTTCAATCGCCAGTGGCGAGTGGGTCAGCAAGTCGCTTGCTTTGGAAACTTACTCGCTGTCATTGAATTGCAGCAGTTGGCATCTTGCTCAACCTATAAAACTCTACGACATCCCAGGCGAACGCCTTGCCGACGCAGAAATGCTTCGGCACAAGTGCTTGTCTCATTGGAGTGAGGCGATTGTTCACACGATCGAGGTTGATCCATCACTTTCCGACCACGCTGCTGACTTTTTAAGGGCTTATCGCGGAACAACATCGGCCACAGAATCAAGTCTTTCACGACTTGAAAAGGCTTACCGGAGGTTAATGGCAAAGTTCCTGCGAAGCCGCATCCCGCTTATCACACCGTCGTCGATGTTGGTTGATTCGGATGGCAACTACGTGCCCGATGACTCGATGACCAGCATTGAGAAACTCGAAAAATGGTTTACGGAACAATGCCCGATGGGGATCTCGGGAAAACCAATCGTGCCGGTCCCGAAGTGCTTCAAGGACAAAAAAAGCGAGATGTGGCTGCGATGCCAATCGCACTACAACGAGTATCGCAGGATGGTGGTCCGACCAGCACTCGAACCATTGGGCGCTTGTCATGACATCGTCTTCTTGGTCGATATCGCCGGCATCTTTGCTCAGGGCGCAAGTTGGAAAAACCAAGCCAGCACGCTGATCGAACGATTTGTCGGTGGAGTTGCGCCTGGCAGCTGGACAGAAAAATGGTGGAAGAAATCATTGCACTACGGTGCGTTGGGTCTTGTCGCTCCGCAAGTCGATCGCATTGTTTTCGTTGCGACGCAAACGGATCGCATTCATCGCGACGATCGATCTAAAGTCAAACAATTGCTGGAAGACTTGGCTCGTCCTGCCGTGAGGTATCCGGCGTCGAAGGGTTACCTCGAAGTGCATTACTGTGTTGCTGCCGCCGTTGAGTCAACCGAATCGCATCCAATGCATGAACTCCGTTACCTGAATCAGGACGAAAGCGAGCCCTCCAAAGCGACCATCAGTGAGTTACCGGATGAGTTTCCGAACGGCTGGAAAAGAGGTGACTATCGCTTCCCACGAACCGCACCACGGATGCCTGAGAACAAAGGGAATCCACCAAAGCAATTTGGGCTCGATGCGATCACTGAAATACTTTTTGCGATCAAGAAATAGTCGGACCGGAATCGTTTTCGGCCGACATTCCAATGGAAATCGAAACAATGACTGATCCAAAGCCTGCTCGGCAATCAAAGAATATTTTCGAGTCTCCGATCCTGGATGAGGCCGATGAAGTAGCTGGTCGCTCTGAGAACGAGATGTCGAAGGCAACTGAAACAACAGAACAAAGCGAATCTTCCGGTCCTCGCGTGGTAAAGCAGAAAGATGCGTTGCTGGGTGTTCCCGATATTCGTGGTGTACGACTGGCTGAGGGTGAAACGCTATTTGATCCCGTTGACGAAGATTCCGAAATGCTCGGGGAGCTTGAATCGTCAGTCGATCCTTCGACATTGATCGCTCGCCTTAAACGCTTTAACTGGATGGTAGTTTCATTTTTAATCATCATCGTGGCGGCGTTTTTGCTGTTTGCACTCTCACAGACGGCGACTTTGATGCGAGAAATTGGCTATTTGCCATTCCCCGGAAACTGGATTGGGTTCGTTTCTCTGGGCGTTCTGTGGCTAGCGATCGGCGTTGCTACCTGGCAACTTGTCTCGGGATTTGCACGGTTGAAGAAGACACCAGGTGTTTCGCTATCTGCATTGAAAGTAATGCAAGAACGCGCAGAGAGCCGAAAGTGGCATCGTGAAAATGAAAAGGTCGCCGAAACGGCTGTTCGAGAATTTCTGAGGCTATATCCAACCGATCGAAACCAAAAAAAGCTGTTAGAGAATGGCGGGTTTGGACGTGATAGTATCACCGTCGATGATTTTTTCGAGCGAATTGAACAACAGTTGAGAATCGACAACGGTCTGCCTGACCAGTGGCTCGAAGAAGTTCGTAGTCAAATCGTCTCGCCTATGGAAGATGCTGCTTCACGGATCATCAAGCGAGTCTCACTTCAGGTTGGCGCGGCGACTGCTATTTCGCCGCGCGGTAGTGTTGATTCACTTATTGTGATGGCACAGTCGTATCACTTGGTAAACGAACTGTGTCAACTATATGGCGTCCGCCCTGGCGGATTGGAGACGTGCTACATCTTGGGGCAATCATTCTTGTCCGTGGCGATTGCTGCTGGCGGAGACCAAGCCGCCGACAAGGTTGAAGAGCAATTGCGTGAGACTTTGCAACATACATTGGGCGTTGCTGCTGGCGCTGTTGCTGCGAAAGTTGGCGCTCGAATCGGGGAAGGCACCGTCAATGCAATGTTCGTTCGGCGCATCGGCAACCGGCTAAAAGCTCATCTTTGCCCTATTGCTGACTAGGCACGCGATGGCTAACAGAAAGCATGCCGTGATTACGATGCCGCGTCTTGAAAAGGCGTTTGAGGATGTGCGCAACGAACTAGATTGCTTGGGCGTGTGGAATGAACGTCTTGCCGATGTAGACGTTTACCTTACTTGGATTGGCACCGCGTACGGATATCAGTGCTACCGATCAACTGGCCATATCGAGATCCCGGCGATTTCGATGAGCCGGATGAGCGAAGTCATCTTTGGCGGTCCGCGACGCACGCTTCGTGATCTACTGCGGCATGAATATGGCCACGCAGTGGCTGACACGAATCGCGGTTTAATTCGATCGCGTCGCTTTCGAGTTGCTTTTGGCACTCTTAACAACAGTTGTATTGATTCGAGCTATAGTCCGACCGAGCACGTCCCGATTATGCAGCAACGGATTCATCGGAGGACTTCGCAGAAGTGTTTATGTATTTCTTGAAGCACGATGAAAGAATTCCTAAAAGGTTTAGGACAACGAACATTCAATCAGAGTGGTCATTCGTCGATCGTCTCTGCCGGCAAATAGCAAAGGACAGATGCAAATGGTAGCCAAGATCAGAGAATACAGACGATGGTCGCGTCGAAGCACAGCTTCAATCGAGTTGACGTGAATAACCAGCAGCAGCAAACTTGGTGATGATGGATGCACTGGGCCAGTACAAATCGTTCAGAATGCTTGATAAACTACGAACGTCCACTCACTGGTATAGAATACAGCGCGAAAAAAAAAGACGTGGTCAAGCGAGCTCGATACAACCGTGTTTCGGCAGATTAACAATGAGATATTCACAAACCTACAACTCCATTGCACTGGCGACACTGGCTTCGATCCTCCTTGTTGGATGCGGCCGTGACGACGTTGCTAGCGAAGCTAGCGTGCAAAGAATCGACAAACGACTCGATGCCCTACTGGGCGATATGGAGGCTTCACGTCAATCGATCGTCAGATTACAGAAGCAAACACAAAACGCTGCGATCTCCCAGCTCGACCAACTCGTTCAACAAAGGGACGAACTTCGCAATTCACTGCCCGTGCTCGCAGGTATCGAGCTATCCGATGAATTGGCCGCACTCGACTGGCTGTTAGCGGCCCGGCAGTCCATATCGTTGGAACCGACGGCAGTCAGTTTGCTTGATGCCGAAGCTTTGCTCGACGCAATCCCACCTAGCTTGGAACAAATCGCGCCTAAGTTGGCCACGGAACATGCGACTCAATGTATCCAACTCGCGAAGACATCGTCCGAAGCTGAAATCGTTGATGCGGACAGCTTGGATATCATTCAAGGGCTCTTGGGACGCCTTCAACGGCAAGACGATTCGCCAGACGAAGAAGTCACCATGATCATGCAAGACCTACAGGCGAAATCGAAGGCTCTCGCCAATCTCCAACTGGCCGAAGGATTGCGAACCGAAGCAAAAGCGTTGCAAACACAGCTCGAGAATATTTCCAGCGTCGATGACGCCGAGCTTCGCAGGTCCGCTCTCGTGGGCCTCAGCCAAACAGTTGATTCCATTCGAGTCCGTTTCGTCATGGAGAAGATGCAAGGTCCCGAAGCGGCATTTGCTTCACTGCGGTCTAAAATCGACGACCATCTCACCGAATCCCTTGAAACGCTCGGAAAAGAACAAGGGCGTCGAGTTAACAAGGCTCGCATGAAATACCAAGCATGGGCATTAGGACAGATTCAAACACTCAATCAGATGTTCGAGTCCGAGGGATGGTTCGAGAACAATTACCAGAAAAAGCACGACGCGGCCGTGAAACACTTGCTTCCCATCAATCAGGGCTTACTGGAACCGCCCGTCGCGAAGTTTTACAGCGAAGCATTTGAGACCATTTGGCAACAGATCGAAGACGGTGAAGGCATGCAGCTCTCGCTAGCCCGTAAAACCGCTGAAGTTCCTAAACGCACCCTCGAAAGCTTTATGGAGCACTCCAAATGAATTCTCGCCAGTGTAACTGGATGGTTCGTATCGCTGCGTGCATTCTCACTTGCTCGCTCCTCCCACGAACCGTGCACGCTCAAGAATTGACGTTGGAACAACTGGGTTACCAAACTCCCTATCGCCTGGCAAAACCGGCCATCGAAGACGCGTTTCGTCGTGGCTCCTCGTTGGACCATCGTCGTCAGGCTCTCGTCCGCGCCGCAAACAAAGGATACGGAACGCGCGCACCTAACGTGCTTGGCAATGCGACCAACATCTTGGCGAGCACGCCGGGTGGAATGAAGACCGCTCGTGGCCTAGCTAGCGACAGCCAAGCCCAGCGCAAAGGCGCGGCACGGCTGGTTCGCATGGTTGATGCTTTCGGCGCCGACTCGCGATACCGCGTAATTGATGTCGAGCAAAATGTTTACAACCGGCGAGGCAGAATGGTCACCGATCGTGATCTCGTTTTCCGCCACCGTGCAAGCGGAAGCTTGGGCAGGATCGAAGTCAAAGACGCGATACCGTCATCGCAGTACAGCAATATTCAAAAGTACAAGCGACAAATCAGGCAACTCGCCGCAGAGCAACGGGCGACGGGTCAACCGCAAGCATTCGTCAATCGTCGGCCACTCATTCCCGCATTACAGAAATTTGCGGCCCAGCAGGGCGTAGCAGCATATGGCAATGTCGTCACTTCTTCAGCAAGTGCATTAAAGGCCGGGCACGTTCCGGTCAGCAGAGTCCTGGACGACCTCGATCGCGCGGCGACCCGCCAGTTCCGCATGCGGGCTGTCAGCACAGGTTTCGGCTTGGTCATGGCGGCCGCGGAAGGCGGCCATGCCTTTCAGAAGTGGAACGACTATTTAGCCGGCAATGGTTCAGCAACCGAGGCAAGTTACCACACGCTGATGGCGAGCTCGGGAGCAAGCTTTGCGTTGGGCGGCGTTTCTTCCACGATCGCAACTCAAGTCAACGCCTCAAGCCGCGCCGCCGCGGTTTTAGGACGCGTCGGACGTTACGCAGGTCCCGTTGGCGGAGTCCTGATGGCAGGTGCGTTTGGTGTTCAAGGCTATCAGTTCTACAGCGGTGAATTGAACACACGTCAGTTCGTATATGCCACCTCAACAACAGGTGGAGCATTTGGAGGAGGAGTCGCAGGTGCGATTGGCGGAGGAGCGTTGGGTGGCTTCGGTGGACCAGCGGCTTGGTTCACCGTGCCGGCTGGAGCGATTGTCGGCGGAATCGCCGGAGCTTGGGCAGGTCAGACGATTGCAACATTCGGAGTGGAGTCCTATTACTCGCTGCTCGACGCCGAACAACAAGATCAGCTCGTTGCTTCACTGCGCGAGCTTTACGAAAATCGTTCCGGTTAGGCTCGCAATTGACTGGGCGAGTGATCCCGAATCATCTTCACGCTTTGAATTCTGTCGCCACTTGCGAAGTCGGCGATTGAGTTGTCCCTGCTCAATTCGGTTGGCCGAGCTCATACTTACGAGTATTTCTTGAAAAACTCTGCGTTTGGTAAAATAGAATCGCGGTCTTACACATCTCTATTTTTGTGAAAGCGAGATTTTAAGCGAACCATCGTGACGCGAGCGCGTCTATCTCCCTGAACTACAAGTCACATTCACAGACGAGCGAGTAACGAGCTTTCTGATGTTATCAAAAACCCAATCCAGTCGACTCGAACAGATACACGAAGGCAATCTCTTCGGCGGGCAACCGTTGAATACAGATAATGCCCCGGCGTATCCGCGTCTGATGTGACACTCGCTGCTCTAGCGAATGCTTTCTCCATGAAGGCTCGGTGTCACCGCAGGCATCGAGCCTTTTTTCGTGTCCGCATTGCGGCGGGCAAACCCAACAACGAACCCAACATGGGCTGGTAGCTGAGACGGTCTAGCGGCGGTCTGAAGAACCGCAGACGAGGATTCGAGCGCCTCCCGGCCCACTGACAAGGAAGATATGCGCCGACAGCAAACGCTGCGGCGATCGGAAGAGCACAACATCGGATACAGGTGCAGATGGAAGCACGCCTGGTTTGGGACCAGGAGGGTCTCGGTTCGACTCCGAGGTGTCCGACTTTTTCACAACACAACATGGTAGTCGAGGGCTGGTCGCCCAAATCCGCCTGATACGCGGGTCGCGCTGAGTTCGATCCTCGGGGCTACCACTTACGTCAACGAACACGAAGGAGAACACCAACATGCTGACTGCACTGCGATTGAAACGCATAGCCGCGATCGAACATCGGGGCTGTGGTGTAACTGGCAGCATGACGGACTTTTAATCCGTTCGGTGAGGGTTCAACTCCCTTCGGCCCCATTGCTACGCATCGGCGTGTAGCTCAGGGGTGAGAGCGGCGTCCTTATAAGGCGACGGTCGCGGGTTCAATTCCCGCCACGCCGACTGAAATGAAACAACGACGACACATGGGATTGTGGCAGACAAGGTAATGCATCGGACTCTTAATCCGAGCGATGTGAGTTCGATTCTCACCGATCCCACTTGAAAATAGCAACAAGCTATTAGCCGTTAGCGATTAGCTCCAGCACGGAAAAGCTAATTGCTAACGGCTAACCGCTAATGGCTACTCCAGCTCTGATGGTCTAACGGCAAGACTCCTCCGTCGTAACGAGGTGATGCGGGTTCGATTCCGGCTCGGTGCTCTTAAGACGCTTCGGCGCCATTGATCTTTGACAATTTGGTAGTGATGCATTTTTGCGCCCATGATGTAGCGGTAGCCTGCTGCCTTGCCATGGCGGAAGTGTGGGTTCGACTCCCACTGGGCGCTTTGCAGAATCCGGTGTGGCCCAATGGTAAGGCGGCTCCCTGTTAAGGAGACGAGTGATGGTTCGAGTCCATCCGCCGGAGCTTCGCGAAGTTTGAAGGGCGAAGCGAGAAGTGTGGAATAGATCGCTTCGTTTCACACCTCGCCCTTCAGACTTCCGCATATTTCGTGTCCTTGGCCGAGCGGCAAAGGTTCCGGATTTCCAATCCGGCTAGGTGGGTTCGACTCCCACAGGACACTCTTCTGATGGTGAAAACTCTCTCCGGCGCGTAGTCGCGACGTGAGCCTTTGAAGCTCGCAGATCGGGTTCGATCCCCGGACGGAGTGCTGATGTATTGAAGACCAAATGCCGGAGTAGCAGTTGTTGGTCGCTGCACCTCGCTCTGAACGAGGAGTTCATTGGTTCGATTCCAGTCTCCGGTGCTGTGGCCAGATCTGGTGTTGGTTTCCAGAGACTCACTGTGAATGAGTTTGTCGCCGGTTCAATTCCGGTTGGTCACCCTCGTGCAAACATTTTCGGTGGCAAGTTCCTCTGGGAAGGAAGCTTGATTGTCTATCAAGTTGCTGCGGGTTCGACTCCCGTTGCCATCGCTTTCAATTCGCCGCATTCGACTACTGGCTAGGTCGGCTGCTTCTCAGGCAGCAGGAGGAGATCGAAACTCCTATGCGGTACTCGCTTCGATCGAAGCAACCAAACGGCGTGGTAGATTCTGATGGCAGAATCGTCTGGTTTTCATCCAGGAGTTCGCGGGTTCGATTCCCGCTCACGTCACTGCGTTCAATAACGCAATACGGAAGTCACCCGGCCGGATGAGGACACTGTCTTGAAAACAGCTGCGGTCAAAAACCGTTGTGGGTTCGAGTCCCACGGCTTCCGCTCGACAACATGGGATCGTTTCCACACGGGAGGTTGTAACCCTTCTGCCTTTAATTGTGTGGTAGTCGGCGAGAGGTGCGATTCCTTGCGTTCCCACTTGTTTTGAAAAGTTTCACACGTCTCTGGTGTAACGGTAGCACTGCTGATTCCAAACCAGTTAGTCAGGGTTCAAATCCTTGGGGACGTGCTCTTCGGATCGACTTTTTGACAAAGTCCTGTGGTCCAACGGCTACGACACCTGTTTTACACGCAGGAAACGATTGTTCGATTCCATCCGAGACTACTGCCGGCGTCACGGTGACGCTGGCCCGCAATTAACCAAGGAGAATGACGATGTCCAGAAACGTGAGGTACGTGCAATGTGCGATGAGACGCAACATCGCCCGCGGATCTGTGCGAACGACATCGTACATCCCGCAAGAGTTTGCGAAGGTCGGTCGAGTGCTGAGGCTCAAAGACGACAAGGTCGGTTGGGTCGATGGCTGGGTGGTCGAGTGCGTTGGTGATTCGATCGTCGAAGGTGACCAGATTCCTGACTCGCACAAGGCGATCAAGAACCATCGCAAGTTGACCGGCGATAGTGCTCCGCGACTCAATGCGTAA